ATACGGTGATGGGATCCTCCGTCTTCTCGCCTTCCACGAAACACGAGAGCAAGGCCACCATCTCGTTGCGAGGAAGCTTCCCGAACTTCCCGAACATCTTGGACATGATCAGAGGATTGCCCTCATTGATCTCTGACGCCATGACTCCCATCTCGGTCAAGGTTTCACCATCGGCGTACCCTAGCCTCTGGAGATTGACAAGGAAGGGCACCTCGATCTTCTTGGTCAACTCGATCTTCTCCTCCAGCCGAGCGATATGCTCCCGGTTCTTCTTGAACTCCTTGAACTCCTGCCACCCCTTCTCCCACTTCGGACCCACATGCTTATTCTTCCACGAATCCAGCAGAGCCTGCGACTTCTTCCGCTCAGCGTTCTGCGTCGCCCTGATCTGCGTCTCATACATATCCCGCAGTTCAAACTCTGCAACATCCAGACCCGTATACTTCCCCTGGAGTTCCAGGACTTCTGCCTTCTGTACCGCCAACTCACGCTGACGCTGGTCGTGCCAGTACGATTTTTCCATCATCCCCAGCCATCCCGTAGTCCCATTCTGAAGACACTTCAGGAGGAAGTCGTAGTGGAAATCCATCCGCGATTCTAGCGACTGCTGCTTCCCCGTCATCATGGTTCGCACATCCTCCAGTGTTTCGGGCTTGCGATCGGGGAGGTAGTACACGAATCCCCGCGTATCTTTGCCACGCCGACCCGCCCGACCTGCCATTTGGATATACTCGTCTGTCCGCAGCATCCGCAGATCGCCTACATCGTCATCGTACTTGCGGTAGCTCGTGAAGATCACCGTCTTGGTCGGCATGTTGATTCCCACCGCAAACGTCTCTGTGGCAAACAACAGTTTGAGATGCCCGCCAGCAAACAGCATCTCCACGATCTCCTTGAGCACTGGGAGCATCCCGCTGTGATGGAACGCCACGCCTTTCATCAGGAGACCCAAGAGGGTATGATACTGCGGAAGCATCTTGAGCTCGGTGTACCGAGACAGGTGGAAGTTCACGCGGTGCCGGATGATGGCACCCTCGGACGCATCAATGAGGGTCGATGTGACCTTGGACGCATACGATTCACAGTTCTTACGGGAGAACACGAAGAACATCGCAGGCAACTTGTTTTCGTGCTGGAGCGTGTCCACCATCTCGTTCATTTGGTGGAGAAATCCGTTAGAACGGATCTCGCGGGCCACAACAGGATCACCAGCAACCCGAGCTTTCACCGCATCAGAATGTTTCCTATTCGCATCATCGACGCCCTTGAGATACCGAAGATAATCAGCATAGGCCTGGCCATTGAACTGGTCCTTCTCGTCCATGAGCAGCTTTTCTCGAACCCGGTGCTCAAGCGGAACCACCCGGTACTGTGTCGAGATAAGATGTGTCGGAACCTGCTTCATTTCACCGATCCACTGAGCAAAGACGTCTGGACTTTCAATTGTCGCCGAAAGCAGGACAAGCCGAATACGGGGTGGCAGGAGAATCAGGCACTCTTCCCATACCTTTCCCCGGGCGGGATCATTGAAGTAGTGGACTTCGTCGAAGACGATCGCATCAACACCGTCTAGGGAGAGAGCCGCTGTGCTCCCGATATGTTCTGTAGACGACCCGATCTTGAATAGAAGATTCCTCAGAATCTCGGTGGTCATGACCACCACCTCTGCCTGGGGCTTGAACTTGACATCCCCCGTCATGATCCCGACCTTGCCAGGGTAGAGAAGCGAGAGATCGTGGAATTTTTGATTGGACAGCGACTTGATTGGGGTGGTGTAGAATACCCGCCCGCCGTTCTTGAGCGAGTACTCGATCTGGTACTCGCCCACCAGCGTCTTGCCACTGCCCGTCTTGGCGGTCACCAGGACATTCTCGCGGGCCTGGATAGCGGCTACGGCACATTTCTGAAAGGGATCCAGAGGAAACGTGTAGTTCGTCTCGACCTCGGGAGCCTGTGATGTATCTGCGATTCTCAACATTCTTGTTCTGCTTAATTACCTCACCCTTCCCAAATTCGTTTTGGCTGTTTAGAAGAGAGTCGGGGGCATACGCTTGCAGTACGATCCGCTCGAAAAATAGTAGAGGAAGAACCATGGACCCAGAGCCAGGGCAATGATGACACCCATGATCTTCTCACCCGTCGATCCGGAGTATCCAAAGCACACGATAGACAGGACGAACCCTATGAGGCCAAAAGTAAACCACAAGATAGCGAACGTGAAAATCAGAACGCTTTGTACAGTCCACGCTCCAGTCGGAAGTGCAGGGATGGCATCGGCCAGTGCGGTGGCAGCCGAGGTCGTGGGCAGCGAGGCGGCGGGCGAATCGGGGGGTAGAGACACAGCCGCCTTAGGATCTGGGGGGAGAGCACCACTGCGAGCGGCGGAAGTGGAAGATGCGGCCATTATATCTTACCGAAGAATTTCAATCGTGCCTGGCGGACATCCTCGTCCGTCTTAGGAAGTGGTGCTGCAGCAGGGGCGTCGTCTACCTTGTGACCCTCCACTCCGCACATGGAAATCCACTGTGCCTTGGTGATGCCCTGGAGAGTCTTGAGGCATATGGAGAGATCCTTCTTGGATTTCTTGCCCATGTGCCGAACAAACGAGCAGTTTGTCATCACAACGTACTTCTCCCATGGTCCGGTCCGCATACACAGGGCATAGAAGGTGGACAGGGCTTTCCATGTAACAATCTTCGTTTTCGTCTCCTGTTTCTTGTACTTGCACTGCACGGCCGAATAGAGTTTGCCCTTCCTTGCGACAATATCAATGCCCACATCCGGTCGCTTCATTCCCAGTTCTCCCAGGATTGCGTCAGGGACATCCGCTAGGAGCCATACGTCGTCGTATCCCTTGATGTGTTTGAGGTAGAGCACGCAGAAGTCTTCAAAGATATCGCCCCGGACCTTCTTGTTGTCCCGCGTCCGCATTTCCGTGAAGCTGTGTGCCGGTTCATTGTAGAATTTTTGGCACTCGGCTTCAAACGTGTCCCAGAGATTCTTGTTGTCCTTGTTGTCGAGAAAGATGGTATGGAGGAGTCTGTTCATTCTTGTTGTGTAAGCTGCTCCAAAACAAAAATAGACGACGGCGATCCATTTTCACCAGTATAGATAATGGCACTATACGAACTGGGTTCTGCGAAGTTCGTGCCGAACCAACTGATAAAAGAGTCGGAAATCGTAATTACGGCAGATTTCCCGCGGGAGCTTACCAAACAGGGAAAGTTCAAGGTAAACAGGATCGTTAACCTCGTGGATGGCGGGAAGCAGGTCATCAAGGCCGGAACACTCTTTTCCATCTATAACGGACGGACCATGATCTTACGTGGAGGACGTCGGAAGACTCGTAGGGCTCGGCGGTCTCTAACTCTTCGTCGCCGCAAATACTGACTTCGCAAGTGATTGGGCATCCTCCTCGGTGATATTGGCAATCGTGCTGGCCACGCTGGTGAGACCCTCGTGAATGAGATCCCAGGCATTGTCGTCCCACGGCAGGTTTGTCGTGCGAGGACCGCGACCCGGAAAGTTTTCCAGTAGAACGCCATCCCGCTTGCCCTTCATGAACATGTAACACCGCAGCTGGATGAAATCGTACGCTGGTGGAGTCGTCCAGAACCGTTTACGATTCTTTGTCTCCACGACCTTCCCGTCCTGCATACCGTCCAGGTATCCGATGAGGCGATACGATTCGCATTCAAAGTCCACGAACGAGTTACGCTCGGTGACATCCTTGCCCGTGGCTGCTGCATGATTGTTCTCGGCCTTATCCTCCAGCCGAGTCCCCCGCCGCTTCTGGATCTCCGAGGCCAGAGCCTGGTGCTCCTGCGTCTGCTCGATCTTGGCAGCCACCTCGGGGTTCGCACACAGAAGAGCAGTCTCCGTCGCAACATCCATCTGCCCTGCGATCACACGGGCCACGGCCTCCTGGAGTGCCGGAGTTGTAGGTACCCGCTTACCCTCCAGCGTCTCCTGAACAACCTGGCGAATATGAGTCTGCTTGAAGGCCGTGATCGCCTTCTCCACCTGGTAGTCAGAGGTAGCCCCGCACGCCATGTCCACCGACTCCCACATAGCCTTGAGAGCCGGACCGCTCGCCTGGGCCACGATCTCGTTGTCCGTCTTGGCCCCCATCGTATCCTTGACACCCAGAATCACCGACTTGAACTTGGGCATCCCGGTAAGAACCTTGAGCAGGGACTCATTCTTGCTGCGGTAGGGGTTCAGGCCGAGGAGAGATGCGACATCGGAGGCTGAGAAACGGGGCTTCATCTTGTATTTTCTAATCTAGGGTTACATCCTCTAAGATCCTGTTTCCGTTTTGCTTCATTTACGTGCTGTCCAATAATAGTAGTTAAATGCCCATAAGGCTACACATTCTGGCCCTTCCTCACACAGTGACAAACAATGATTTTAGCCACTGTGCCTACACAGGTAAGGTCCTGCGGTTTCCTCGCATGATGATGTCTCGAGGATTCGAGGTCTACCATTATGGAGTCGAGGGGTCTGTTACGGAGGCGACGAAGGAATTACAGGTTTTGAGTCGCGAAGAATGGGATACGCTGCGTGTCATGTCCTACCGCTTCCTCCATCCAGAGAAGACACAGGAGGAAGCTGTAAAGCATCTAACAGATCACAGCTCGTTCGTTGGAGATCTGGGAAACTGGTCAACACCGCTTTATACAGAATTCAACGCCCGTCTTCGTCCTCTCCTTGTTGCGAACTACAGAAGCACGGAAACTGACATTGTATGCCTGCCGTTTGGTATATCGCACAATACAGCTCTCGAAGGTCTTGGCTTTGTTGCATGCGAGTCCGGGATAGGATACAATAACTCTACTCGGAACTACCGAATCTTTGAGAGTTATGCTTGGATGCACCAGGTTCTTGGTGTCGAGAAGAAATGGGGTAATAATTACTGGTTTGTCGTTCCGAATTATTTTGATTCAATGGAATGGCCACTGTCGCTCACGCCAAAGATGAATACGGTTGGGTTCCTTGGTCGTATCTACAGCGGCAAGGGCTGTAATGTGATTGTGGAAGTCGCGAAGCGTATGCCCCATGTCCGCTTCATCCTGTGTGGTCAGGGCGATCCTACAAACTATCTAACTCAGCCAAATATCGTCTACAAGCCGCCCATCACCGGTCTGGAGCGGGGAGAGTACCTGGGATCGCTTCAGGCACTTATTGCACCCACAATGTTCGTCGAGCCCTTTTGTGGAGTGGTTGTAGAGGCTCAGCTGTGCGGAACCCCCGCAATCTCTGTGGAGTATGGGGCTCAGACAGAGACGATTGAACCGTTCAAAACCGGTCTGAACTGTCATACGCTTCAGGAGTTCTGTACGGGGGTTCAGATGGCCGTGGAAGGAAAGTTTGATCGTAAGTACATCCGTGAACGTGCAGTGAGGCTCTACGATATGTTCAACGTAGCACACAAGTACGAGTACGCGTTCAAGACGATCATGGACGTTCATACCAAGAGTAAGAACGGATGGTATTCTCCAGACTGCCACCTACGCCCCGTCACCGATGTTCCGTTTACGTTCTATATCAATCTCGACTCTCGACAGGACCGCCGAACCTCGGTTGAAAATGAGCTTTCGTGTGTAGGATTTCCCCACGAAAGGTTTCCGGCAATTACGTACGATCCTCCCCAGATCGGCTGCTCCATGTCTCATCTCCGATGCCTAGAACTCGCAAAGGAGCGGAATCTTCCGAGCGTTCTGATTGTTGAGGATGACCTTGTGTGGACAAAGAGGTCGCACGAGATCCGTGCGGCTCTTGAGAGTCTCGAGCACATTGAGTACAACGTAGCTGTCTTGGCACCCAGTTTTACGAAAGGATCGGAAGTCATCCGTGTCAATGATATGTTTGTGACTGGAACAACGTGCCAGACGACACCTGCGTATATTTGTAAACGGGAGTACTACGACACACTGATCGAGAATTTCAAGGAGGCGATTGAACTGTTTAAGTTGGGAAAGGGGTATGACGAATACGCGATTGATCAGCACTGGAAACGGTTGCAGACGAAGGGATGGGTGTTTGCGTACCCTATTCTCGGAAAGCAGCGTGCAGGCTACAGCGATATTACGAAGACGGAACAAAACTACGATTCCGAATACTATAGTGCCGAACTTAAGATTGTTGAGGTGTAGATATATATTTTCTCTACTGTAAAGGTAGTATTATGATCTACATCAGTGGAGTAATTTCTTTACTAGTCCAAGTTGTAGTTGGAGTCATCGACTACCTAGCAATAAATATACACATAAGCGAAAAGGACGAAATCTTGAAAGATTTATTGAAGGTTGAAGTGTTTGTTCAGGGAATTGAACTTGTCTTCTATGTTTGGTTGATTTACTACTTCAGTAAGGTATCGCGAAACATAACTCCACTTCGGTACTTAGACTGGGCGATTACAACGCCCTTAATGTTGATTACCTTATCAGCATTTCTAAACCACGATGGAAGTAAACCAACTAGATTAAGCGAATTTTTATCGAATCATGCAGGGCCTATCGTAAACATAGTTCTCTTAAACGCGTCAATGCTGCTTTTTGGTCTCATTGGCGAGCTAGGTTACTTGAACCATTATACGTCTACAGCCTTAGGATTTATCCCGTTCGCTTTGAATTTTAAGTATATTAAGGATACGTTCTTGCCATCGGACGAGGATGAATTCAAGAATGCTGTATTCTATTGGTTTGTATTCTTCTGGGGTCTGTATGGTGTATTTGCAGTTACGAGCTATACAGTTAAGAACACCGGATACAACATATTGGACATATTTGCTAAAAATTTCTTTGGACTCTTTTTGGCATACGTTGTATGGAGGAAATCAAATACACACCAGTCTAAATACTCTGAATGAATTCCCACTGCAGATACTCACAAATCTTCTTCCAGATCGTATCGTGCTGAATCAGCCGATCCCGAGATTTGAGAAGCGGGAAGTGGACCTTGTACTCGTCCAGCTCCAGCAGCTCCAGGAATTTGTAGATGATGTACGAATACGACAGAAAGTTCCGGCGTTCGTCGGGGCAGTAGAGGAGGTACGGAGCCTGCACTTCCTGGAACATAGCCCGGATCTTATCCTCGATCTCCGGTGTAATGGTGGGAGGAGGATTGCCGTTCAGGCGGCTTAGGATATGTGCCGCGTGCTCGTAGTACCGGTTCCTCCCCAGCTTTTTCAAGATCTCGCGGATATTCTGTTCGGTCAGTAGAGCGATATTGTCGATGCGTCGCTTCTTGATTTCACAGATGACTTCGTTCATGACATCATCAGGGATCTCTGTGCTTTCTTTGGCCTGGAACTGGTTCAGGATCTCGTTCAAGTGATTCTGCTTCTTGTACGCGTAATTGTTCCGTTCTTTCGGTGGATCGCGGAAACTGGGAAAGTCAGAGACCACGAGGGCATACTCTTCCGATCCGCACTTGGGGCAGACGAGAATACCTTCGGAAGTAATTTCTTCGCGGGGGATGTTGCAGGGGGCACAGTGCTCGGCCATCTTCTTGATATTATCGGCGTTCTCGGCGATGTTCAGACCGTTGGATAGACCGCGACGAGAAAGGTATTCGTCAAACATCTTCTTCTTGGACGGACCTGCCGACGTCTCCGTCACCGAAAACAGCTTGTCGAATGTTCCAGGGATCCTGGATCCGAAATCTACCTTGGACGTCGTCTTCTTGCCTGGGGGAGCGTAGTAATCCAGCATCAGGTCTCCGCTCTCCATGTAATACTTTTGGATGTCCCGCTTTTCACGTACGTTCTCAATAGTTTTCGCGAGCGTATCGCGTTCAGCTTGTAGTTTTGATTGACGCATGACATCATCGAATACGAAAGGGTTGAACGTTCCTTCCAACTCCCTTTCAAGTTCAGCAAGGCGGATCTCCAGGGCTCGCACCGATTCATCCGAAGAACCGGTGTGGAGCTCGTCCACATACTTCTCGTGCAGGGAGTCTAGAGTACCAATCTGGTCGCGTCCTTTAGATCCTCCGCCATCTCGAGTCTTCTTTACCTTGAATACATCCGAGGACATATATCGTCTTATTGTCCTCTCGGGATTCGTTCGTAAGTTATTTCATCAATATGTATCCGATAAACACCATCACGGCCGCACCGAGCGTGAGATATGAGACCGGGTCAATGTAGTCAACAGGCATAGGAGCCTGATAGAGATTTTCCTGGAAGTTCGCATACTTCTCACCTGCCTGAACTCCTTTTATATTTTTGTACCTTGGATCCCCTGCCGCCTTTAACTTGCCTTTAAGAGCAGCCGCATCTTTAGCCGCCTCTGCCGCCTTTTCGGCCGCCTTCTTTTGGGACTCAATCATCGCCATCAGATTCGATGTCTCTGCTGCGGTAGCTGCCCGGCACGGGGTAATATTGAACTCCAGAGACGGGGATATAAATCGAGTCTGTGTTCCCTGGTATACTCCAGTTTGGATATCAGTCACGGGGCAAGTATACGCTACACACGGCGGTACTCCGTCCAGTACCAGACCGTTCATGAGTTTAAGTGGGTTCAGGGCCGCAATGTCACCGCCCATCGCGGGAATAATTCCGTCGAACCCGCTTCCCGCCACCGCCTTGGAAAAACTGGGACCCAGGACAGCAGCTGCGTCATCCATTCCCATACGGTTGTTGGTGTACGTGAACCGCGGAACTACCGGACCATCACCCTTATCGATTCCCTCGTCGTCCTTTGATCCAGGGGTACGGCACATTCCACCCGTATCCTTGAAAAACTGATTTCCAGCCTTGGGCCCTGTAATGAGATTATCGACGTATGTTTTGATCGCATTCGCGTTCGTTCCGACCTGGCTCATCGTTCCTTGGTCGCCAACATTTAACTTAGCAGGAGACTGCACGGTCTGGAGGTAATCGTAGGACGGACCCAGAGCCTGGTCGAGAATCGCGTTTCCTGCTCCCATGGGATCATCATTTGCAGTTGTGATTGCGGACTGAACGGACGCCCACATTACTTATTCTTTCCGCGAGATCCAAATTCTTCCAGTTGTTCGACGAACGACGGATTGGTCATCACGCACGGACGCTGCTTGGCCATGACTTCTACCACCTTCTCCATCGGGATTCCGAACCGTTTGTGGAGGTATGCGGCCAGAAGGGTGGCCGACCTATTCATTCCTGCCTGGCAGTGGACGTAGACGCACCGACATCCTGGATCCCGCAGGAACATATCCATCACCTTCTCAAACGCTTCGTAGTAGTCCCGAATCAGCGGGAAGCCCATGGCATCTTGGGCTCCCAGGGAAATGTACCTACTTGGACCAGCATGCGTAGATGCCCACGCTGGGCACGCTGATTTCTCCGCACAGTTGACGATATGTGTCACCTGATGCCTGCGAATGAACATGGGAGTGAGGTGAAGTCCAGGACCAAGAAGAATGCGATCAAACACAGCTGCGATTGGATCGTATACGGGTCCGCGAGAACGCGGGCGATTCTTATCTAAGATCGCCTGGAGCATCTATACTTACTATTCTTTCAAGACATAAACCAGTCTGATTTATACTAGATGAGCGGCTGGAGGAGAACCTGGAGGATGTACACCAGGACAACTCCCAATCCGCCGAGGCACGCCGCACCTGTCAGCGAGACGACACCCGAACCTCCGTAAGCGTTCGGGATGTAGCGAAGGAACAGGGACTGCACGGGAGTCAGAGAGATGATGAAGATGGCACCGAAGATCGAGACGTAGGTCATGATGGACTTCAGGACGCTCTTGGCGGCTCCAGGGTGCATCGGGGCAGTCTGCGTCGGGGGAGGAGGGGTGTAAATCGCCGCCGACGTTCCGGGCGTGATCATCTGAGGGTACGTGGTGGCAGATGGGAGAGACATAGCAGGCTGCTGCGATCCTCCTGGGGGCATCAGCTGGTCTAGGGGTGTAGCGTCCATTTGTATATGTATTAGAGCGAAACTCTCGATGCCGGGCATGACGCATCGTCCACTCGGAAACGGTAGCATTGTCCGTCTACCCTTGTGACCATCTCTCGAATCTTGCCTGGCGGAATCGCCGATACGTCAATCTCCGACTGTGGGCGGTGAAACATGAGGACAGCGAGTCCAAGTCCGACGACGAACGAGAAAAAGTAGTTGGCCTCAGGTTTCTTTACAATTGACGAGACGTTCATTGTTTACATGTTCAGAAAATCAATACTATTGGTGCATTGGACAGGGTAGGCCGTTGCTCGGAAACACCCGTTCTCGACCTCGGGGTTCTGGAATACAATTGAGGGGTTGTGGACGTCCGGGACGAGTTTATGCTTTGTCTGCGGCGGGACGAAGATCGTTGTGACAATCATGCCTACGAGAAATCCCCCGAAAACCCAGAGGATGTTAAACATCAGTTATTATACCCCGAGAGTTTTGTAGACTCGGTGGAGAGTTTCCAAATGGTCTCCGCTCCAGGTGATCATGAGTTTTCCAGCTGGGACAGAGAACGGACCGCCAAAGTACACGAAGAGGTCGGCGATATAGTAAAAAGATTTCTTGTCATCCACCCACACAATCCGGTTGTCGTCTATTGCTCCAGCCATCTCCATGAATTCAGCACGCTGATGAGGGTACCCGCCTACGAGAACCACGAACATCTACTGTCTGTATTAAATAATGGATCTTCGTAAATTTTGGGACGGCAAGCTTCTCCTGGCAGCTCTGGCGGCGGCAGCGGTTGTTGATACTGCTGGACTGTTTGTGTGGAGGTACACTGCTGACCGAGATGGCCCTATCAACATGTGGTACGACCGCTTTGGAGTGATTGCTTACGTCCTGGACGTATCCTCTATGGTGATTGGGTTCGTTCTCGCTCAGCTGATAACATATGCGATCGGAGGATCGTACAGTCTCCTCTTCTTCCTCATTGTCGTTGTGGCAGTGCAGATGGTTCACGATATTCTGTTTGGACTGTTTCTAGTTCCTCTCATCCCTGAAGGCGAAAACGATATCATGGACCTCATGAAATTGTATACGACAATGAAGGGGAGTGAGTGGGTTCTGGTGGTCGATGCTATCTATATGATTCTCACCACGCTGGGAGCTCTGGCTCTCTACAAGCTGCCATCATACATCACATGGTTTAATCTGCTGTTTGTCACGTATGTTACAGGGTACATCTTAACGACGCATCGTCTTCCGAGCAGCCGGATTCCTACGCCGCTTAAGTGAACGCCGACGTCCACCCACTGTCTCCTGCGGATAATTCAGCTCAAACTCGAAACGGAACGTCGGGCCACTGGGGCGAACTCCACCCTTCTTCTGCTTCACGAGTGTAGATCCGTACTTGAACTTGTCGATGGAGATAAACACAGTATCTCCGCCCATCTTGCGTTCTACCGGGATCTCCCAGTCTCCGCCTCCAGCGTTCCATCCAGTTCCCTTGGCCGCACTAGACTTCACAAAGTCGTGAGACGGGAACTGGAGAGTGAACGCCTGTCCCTTATGGTTCTTCTTGACATCGGCAATGTAAGATGTCAAACGCTTGTCCTTGAACGCCTGCTCCACGTTCTCATCGTTGAGGAGTTTGAGGTTGAGTTCTGTATCCACGCTCTTGATGAAGTTTGTGACTGCGTCGCGGAATGTCATATCAAAGGCTTCATCAATAGTTCCAGTGATATTTGTGGGAGAGGGTGTTGTGGGAGGAAGGGCTGCGGCCTCTTCGGGGGCGGGAGCAGTGTACGCTGGCCGACGAGGAGCGAACTGGTCAAGGGATGTTAACACTCCAGAATCGATGGACACTGTGCGTTCAGGGACGGCTGTTCCAGTTGTAGCAGGGGCCGGTGCTGGGGCCGGTGCCGGTGCCGGTGCGGGGGCAGGGGCAGCATTAGGGTTGAACACGTCCAGAGATGCGGCGAGAGCAGAAGAAATTGAAGGAATTACAGGGGGCACAACTTCGCCCTGGACTAGAGGGGTATTCATTTGAGGAGCAACGGGGGTTCCAAGAGTTCCGCGTTCTCCAAGTCCTAGGCGTTGCTCGGCAGCTGCACGAGCCGCCAGGCCTTCGGGAGTAGGAGCGAGAGGGTTCACGATGCCTGGAGCTGGAGCTGGAGCTGGAGCTGGAGCTGGAGCAGGAGCCGGAGCCTCTTCTACATACTGCTGCACAAGAGACCGGGCAGCGGCAGCAGAATTAGGTAGACGCTGGCGTTCTGCACGCATAGGATTGGCCTCAACGAGTCTACGACTAGCCGTGTACTGCTGGAGAGCCGTATTCACTGGAGACTGAGGAGCATTCGCGGGTGCCGCGGCCTGTACGGCCATTGCACTGACTGCCCCCGGGGCTACCGCCGCTGTTGTCGGGGAGACGTACCGAGGATCCTTTACCTTCTTACGAAGCTCTTCAAGATTCGATGCTGAGTTCGCAAGACCTTCCTCTACAACCTGCTCGTCCTTCGACCAGAGTGCAGCATCTGCGTCTGCTTCTGCGGCATCCGCCTTGGCTTTGATGACATCCTTGGCAATCTGAACCGAAGTCTTGGCCAGAGCCTCCTTCCGCTTATTGGTGGACTTATCACCCTTGGCAACTTCCTTGTCCAGAACATCTTTAGCAGCCGCAGCATCCTTCTCCAGTTTCGCGACCTTGTCATTCGCCGCCTTTGCCGCGTCCCTGTTTTCCTTTAGTGTGGCCATGTACTTGGCGTGTGCCTTCTTCACACGCTCATGTTCCTTCTCGGCTGCATCCAGTACCTTCTTCCCCGTAGCTTCCCACTTCTTCTTGGCATCGGCAGCAAGCTTCTTCATTTGTTGGGCGTCATTGATCAGCTGTAGCCGCCGCTGGGGCGAAACATCTCCTGCCCCAGCAATATCCGCCTCGGCCTTATCACGCCTGGCCTCTATCCTGACAAGATCAGACGCCTGTTGGGACATATTCTGTACCAACTGCTTGTTCTCCTCGAGCTTCGGTGCAGGAGGGGGAGGAGACGCAGATCGGGCGGCTAGAGCTCCTACCGCGTTAGGGTTGACACCCACTTCAGTAGTGAAAGGAGAAGGGACTTCGGGGGGAGGGGGCGGAGACGAACTACGAGCAGCCATAGCTCCTACGGCATCTGGGGCTACAGTTACGTCTGTTGTTGTCGGTGCAACCGGGGTAGTTGAACGTCCGCGGGTCTGGGCAGGAGAAGGAGCTGGAGCCGGAGCAGGGGCAGGGGCAGGGGCAGGGGCAGGGGCAGGAGCAGGAGCTGGAGCGGGGGCAGGAACGGGGGCAAGCACCGGGGTTTCCGGGGGCACCATCGGCACCACAACAGTTCCTATCGGGGCTGAGCCAAGTGTTCCCGTGAGTACCGACACCATCTCAAACCCTTTCTGAAGCGTAATATCTCCACGTCCCTTGATCTTTGCAACGACAGGCGAGACTAGGAAACCGTGAAGAGCGACACGGTGATCCTTCTTTCCAACCGGTCCGACGTAAAAATTGTTGAACGCCGATGAGGAAGGGTTGAATGTGATTTCGGGAATCGAGCTCTTAAGATTGAATGTGATCGCCTGTTCGGACGGTACGTCACGGGGTTTTAGGAGGGGGCTGGTAGGCGGGAGAATTGTGGGAGATGACGATGAAACGACGTTGGGATCATCTAGGAACTTCTCGACATCAGACGCAAAGTGGAATAGGGGGATTTCCATGTCCGAGTACGCTCCCACAATCGTCTCGTCCGGCTTCACACTTGTTCCGTCTCCACGCTTGAGAACCTTCTTTTCGGCACGGGTACGTTCCCGCGAAGCAGTCTTGATTGATTCAATTTTGGGGGTTGCAGTGTCTGAGCCCATAAGCTGCATCGACGGCTTGAGAACGTCTCCATCACGTGACAGGACAAAACGGTGGGCGATGACATCAGGAGGATCGACGTTGTCCGTTAAGTGGATGAACCCAAAATCGTCGCCTACTGGCGGACTTCCGGGGACGGGAGGAGCAGGGTTCTCAGAGGGAGTGGGAGATGCGGGGGCTGCCGCTGCCACTGCCTTCTCTTCGGCATTGGCGGCAAGGAGTTTCTTAGCCTCTTCCGGTGGGACGTCCTTGTTAAAATTTTTGGAGATCTTGATAGCTTCATCGTACGGCATGGAATACTCTCCACCGGGTCCGTGCACTGCCTCGAAGTGGTTCTGGTTATCGTTGTATAGGACGTACACCGGTGCCCCCGCTTTTCCTTCCAGGACACTTGCCTCCTTCTGCCCTGGGAGTTTCTCCTTAGTTTTCAGGATGTCCGCCTGGACAGCCCCTGACGTCTTAGCCACAATCAAAAAGTTGAGACCGTGCTGCTTGGCGAACTTCTCGAGCTCGGATGTCTCAAGGTAGGTCTGGTTCGCAGCAATACGCTTGGCCTCCTCGTCGGTGAGTCCCTCGGTCTTGGAAAAAAGACCGTCGCGACGAAAGTTAGATGCGATCGCGTTACGGACGCCGAGAGGCTGCTTGCGGAAGGTCGGGCTGATAGCAATGAGCATAGAATGAATGAGGCAGTCAAAATCTGTAGAGGGAACGTTTACGCGAGACCATCCTGTGAGTTCCGGGGGAAACTCTAACTTGGCCACATCGGTCACGGTATCTACTGCCTGTGTATCCAGACCCGGCTGGCCAATTACGGCCTTCTCGATCTCGGCAGCACCGTCGGCAGTCTTTGTTGCAACTGCGTCCTTTGCCTTCGCTGCACGAGCCTTGAGATTCTCAATTCCCTTGGCTCCCGTAGCAGGGAGAGCCTTGGACTCGGCAGCAGGCGTCTCAGCAGCTACATCTGATTTCGGTTTAGCGGCCACAGCATCCTTCGCCTTCGCAGCCCTGGCCTTCAAGTTCTCAATTCCCATAGCACCGGTAGCAGGAAGAGCCTTGGATATATCTGACTCGGACCTGCGACGTGTAGCTACGGTTTTCTTAGCACGCTTCGCTCGAATACCGAGATTCTGAGAAGCCGCTGCTGCGGTTACTGATATTTTAGCACCGCCTTCACTCATTATACTTGGGCAAGAAATGAGGTCGGTGGCGTTTTCGGTAGTTCGCAATGTGGAGTTTGGCACCACAGTAGTATGCCCGGTAACACTCCACTGCATCTCCTGCCGTCTTGAACTCTGGTGGCATTGCACACCGCGGCGGGGTGAGACCTCGGGACATCAGGCCGGAGGGATAGACCGCTGCCAGCCAATCGAGGTGCTTCTCACATGCGTGGACGCGATCAGACCCGTAGCGATACGCATACTCTACCAGAAGTTCCCGTGCAAGCTGAATGAGCCACCGATAATTGTCGAGTGATTCGCACAACCAAATTTCAGAGGGGTGTTTGCGATGAGTGGGCTTGTACCCTCCTCCCGGGGCACAATCAATATAAGGCGGAGGAGCAGGTTCAGAGTGGACCCAGTGGCAGGTGTAGAGCAGCTGACAGGATTCCAGAATCATTTTGATGACGTGTTTATCACAGTGATACTTGGCACACTTGCGGGGATTCCAATGGAGGAAGAAGATGTTCATTTTAAGATAATCTTACGCTGTCTTGCTCTCTGTCGAATTCGTTTTGGTGGGTACTGGGGCAGGGGCAGGAGACGGAGCAGGGGCGGGGACAGGTGTGACGATCTCGGTGAATCGTGTTTCGGCCTTATCTTTTGGCAGACCGCGATAGACCATATCAAGCTTGAGTTTTAGTAGATCTGTACTACGCGGCGGCATTATTACATATCAATACGATTTCGCACCGCGTTGTGGAACGAGTTCTCCTTGAAGGGAATGTCTTTGCGTGTCGCTTCGGCCTCGATGATGTATTTCGTGGAGGTATATTGAGTCGAAAGGAAGAAAATGAATATCCCGGCAACAAGGAAGAACATCAGGACGTTGAACCACCAGGATCCGTGGAGATTCTGAATATTTTTGGACTGGAGCAAATTATTTTGAACGCGAAGAAGCGTTCCATCGTCAACGAGACGCATAATTGTTTTTCCGCTATACATAATGATCGCCGCTTTAACCGCTGGATCCGCAGTGTGCTGTTTTGGTGCGGCCTATGCGACTCACATGATGCTCCCAGTGAAACCTGTGAACGCCGCAGAAATCCTCAAGAATCAGTCAACGTTGAATACCGTAAACTTACTCACATTCAACGAACTGAAAGACCGTCCTCTCCAGGAACGGATTAATGCGTACACGTCCAGCCGTGCCAATCTCCAGGACGTCATGATGGTCACCGCCGAGCGTCCTACCCTCAACCAGTCCTACGCCGCAATCGCCAAGAAGATCCCGACACTCCCTCCCGAATCTACCGAGCGAGGACAGTACGAGTTTCTCAAGAAGGCCGCCGATGACCATTTCACCGGGTTTATTCCCCCTGCTCCAGCCCCGGCTCCTGCTCCAGCCCCGGCTACGACTCCTCCCGCTCCACCCGCACCTGCACCGGCTCCCGCGACTCCACTTTTGCCGGAAGCATCGAGTCGCGAGCTGTCGTTTTCTCCTGTTCACGCACGCACTCCAGCAAGGCAGACACCCAAGGGTGGACGTCGCCGACGATCTTTAGTCTCCGAATAGCTCCCGGATTCGCCACAATCGCACGCACAATCTCTAGTTGCTCTAGATGCGTAGGATTGCGAATATCCACCTCCAACTGTCCGTACAAAAGCGATGACAGGGCGTCCCCAATATCCATGTTATTCTTACTCTTATGCTACACTCGTAAGCCATTACCGCGACGTCAGCTCGTTCACCATCGACGGTGAACTCGTGAGGCTCTGTGTATACGGGTTCGCACGGAAAGCGTCCAGGATAGTAGGATCCATGTTCTTGATCTCCTGGTCCTGCGGAATAGGCTCGTTGAAGCGGTACACACCCAGCTGCTGTACCGTCGCACCCGTTGTCACAACGTTGGCAGGATCCACGAACTGGCGGATATTGATCATCATATCCTCGTCCTTGTTCACCTTGACGGCACCCACCTGTGCCTCGCCCGCATTCATCTGGATGTTGCCAGGGGGCGTGTAATTCGTCATGGACGACAACTCGCGTCCAGGGTTCGTGTACGCCACCAAGTACGGGTCCGCAAGGTAGGTTCCCTCGTTCGCCGAACCAGCACCACCACCAGGGCCCGCCCACTCGCCCACCGTCAGCTTCATGAACTCCTCGAACGGCTCGGTGAACGCCCGGATGTAATTGGCAAACGTAAACGCCGCTCCGCCCGTTCCGTAGTACTCCAAATTGGTCGTCTCACGCTGCTGCTCCTTGAACATCTGCTGAGGGAAGGATGCAGGGGCTACCTGAGCTCCGCCCGTAGTGTTGAGGTACAGCATCTCGCCATTGTTGTCCGACAGAACCTGGAACGTATCCGGACGATTCTTCATGACAGGGGGCTGTAGACCCGGCTGAGTAATGAAGTACGATCCAGGAATGACAGGAGTATCGTACGACAGCTTGGGCTTGTTCGCCGCACGACGCTCGTCCGTGGTACGCGGCTTAGCGAACTCCTGAGTAGCGTTGAACTGCTGGTAGCCACCCGAACCGAGATTGTTGTATCCGTCGTTCACACCCGGGGCGACATAGGTCCGTTCAATCGGCGACACGTTCTTCATGTTCATTCCAGCAACCATGCGAGACTGGTAGAAATCCGACTCGTTCTGGTTTCCGAATGGCAGGCCTTGGCCAGGGACCACGTCGTAGAAGGATGAGACTTCACGCTTCTGGAAATAGTCACTACCCGTACCAGCATACGAGTCCAGGATGGACGAGTTCGCAGCCGCCTGCGTATTCTGCGTAACCTTGGGACCGAAGAACGGTACCATGTTATTGTGCCCCTTGTTGTCCTGGGAGTAGGCGACACTGTCGTTCTGGGCGATCGGAGTATTCTGCGAGGTATTCACATCCGTGAATCCCTCCCGAATCACTAGGGGGGATTCCTCCTTGTATTGGGTAGCTAGGATGTAGCCTAGCAATCCGACACCAGTAAAAAGGGCAACTTCGATCATGGTGTTATTACTTATTGGGGTAGTGAAAATTCGTGGACGTCATAACCCGCGACGGAGCACGCGTGTTCTTGAAATACTCGAACGGCGGAATCGCATGTTCCTGCGGACGGTAAACGAGCCACTGAAAGTTATTGGGCTGCAGACGTTCGCGGGCGAGCGGAACGTTAAACGAACCCACAAACGGCGTACGCGGGGGAGCGTCCTGGGCGTTCACGGGAGTCTGGAACGTCCAGCGAGATTCTAGGACATGGGCGTCATCGGGGTTCCAGGTGCTCATTCCTTACTTACTTATAACCCGCTGACAAAATTTGATGCAGATGACCCCAGGCTGTTAAACGTATCTGTCAGAATTCCCATTGGGTTCGTCCCCGTTGACCCAGTTGTGCGAGAAGAGGTACTAGCAGCCGGAGGAGCCTGGCTGACTGATCCCGCGGCCGCAGAGGCCGCTGTGGTTGAAGCCGAAGGCCGAGCACTCATGAGCGTAGATGTCGTTCCGGGGGCCGACGGCCGTGTAGTCTGTGATGTCGACGGTTGTGTTGCTCCAGGAACGGGGGATGCGGTGGGCGTGGACGTCTGCGACGACTGAATATTTCCCATCGGGTTCTCTGACCACAGCTTTGAATTGAACGGCTGGACGACGAAAGACGACAGGTTCTTCTTGAGAACATCGAGAAGCTTATCAACCGCCGGATCTGTCGAGGGAATCGTACCTTTCGGCTTGGATGGGCGGATACCATAACAGTTGACTCCGAACTGCGTCTTGGGATCAAAGTACCCTCCATTCACTCCGGGGCGACCACACTTAATACGGTTCTGAGGGTTGGTGTCCTTCTGCAGTTTCTCCCACGTCGCCTTCTGGGTAGGGAACAGTGCTATTCCGCCTTCCGACCATCCGTATCCGCACCATTCTGCACCCGCATTGTACGCCTGCTCAACTTGGGCGTAGGACGCAATCTCGGCACCGTAGGCCTTGCACACCAACGGGGCTTGCTCATATGTGAACTTGTTGTCCGACACATAGAACACTTCGGTGGGAATGGGGGCAGGAACAGACGCTACCCTCTGACCCGCAAATGGGTCAACGTTGTAGGTGATATCCAATTCCCGAGGCTCTAGTTTGAACGTTACGAATCCAAAGTAGTAAAGCACAAACGATATGGCCGCGATCAAAATGCTGAACGCAAGGAACGCAACAAAGTCCGTGACTGCAAGCATCATCATGACAACGACGACAATAACTCCGGACACTAGTGTCAGGATTATGGGGAGGTCGGGTTGACTCATTAGTTTTCATATAGGAAATAAAGCAGGACTCGCATCGTACGATCGACAGGGAACTTCTTAGAGTCCATCTCTCGGACATTTGTATCGTCCAAGACATACCACGCGTGTCCTGGCGGGAGCTTACGTGCATACGTCCACCAGTGACCTCCGTTGAAACACACGACCGAAAAGAGGAAATACTTCTTGCCGTTGAGAACCAGGAGGCTGGAGTAATCGATAGGAGTCATAGACCAGATCATCAAAACTTTAGGGAAGGATCCAAACAGCACCTGCTTTTGACATCCAACGTGAGAACACTTGTCGCACTTCCAGTCCGAGATCGCATGGGGTTGGACATACTCGTGAATCGCGTCCAGAAGCGGGATCCCCGGCTTGGAAGGCATCAGGTGAATATCGATGGCACTCGTCTTCTCGAACTGTGTGACCTTGCACCCTCCACACTCGATACGATCTCCAATATCGAAGCGGAACTCCTTGTCCAGCCAGGGCAGCTTGTCGCACAGATGAACGATCAGTTCGTGGCTGTCCCCGATGTTCTCCCCGGCGGGTAGGTACGATGTCTTGATCACGTCAAAGAACTCACGCAGGCCCGCGGTTCCCTTGTTGCGATAGATGGATTCCACACACACATCTACCGGATTTTCCCTATCTACATTTTCATTGTCGGAATACCGATCAGTCAGAACCGGACACGAGAACAATCCTTGAAGTGCAGCGTTTACCCAGCAGCTTCCACGATGGTTGTGAAGTCCGAACATGCTCTACTTATTATATTACCCGAAGGCACTAAATGTAGTTAGAAAACCAGGAACGTCCTCGGCAGTATTGTTGAACGGCCGCATGATATCATACTGGTCTTGGGCCTTGGTGAGGGCAGAGATCGTGTCGCCAGGAACCACTGACGACGGCATGGATCCAGCGTGCGTGGGGCAGCTCATAGTATAGGTTGGGCACGTACACGGTACCAACGAGCTCTTAGGAACATTATCAAGCGGTCCAAGTGACTTCATTGAATTGAAGTTGGGACCTGGGATCGTTGCGTTCTGTACAGGTTTCCAGTTCGGATCTACGGTTGTCTGGGCAAGCAGGGATCCGACAGGCACCGCAGGATTGTTTGCGGTGTTCAGAAGAGACGACTGACGGCTCGCGATATCTTGCTGCAGGAGGCTGATCAGAGTTCCCATTTGGGAATCTGCAACTGGAGGAGCAGGGGCAGGTGCGGGGGGAGGGGCCGGGGCAGGTGCCGGTGCCGGGGCCGGAGCCGGAGCAGGGGGAGGAGCGGGAGGGTTCATCGGCAGGGGAGCAGCCGGAGGAGGAATGCCCGCCTCTACAGCCGCAACAGGCGAAGGAGGAGCAGTCTGGTTACAGAAGGAGAGATTGACTCCCGGTGTTCCGTAACACTCTCCTACCTTATCTGTCTTCATGCCCCAGTCGCGTGCACCGTTTCCTACCCAGGTACCGTTGAGCTTCCTGCACTCGCTTTGAGTATACAAGCGAACGTTCTGGCCTCCACTTTGCTTGACACTCGTGACTCCCTCACCGCCTGTCGGGCACCCAGGAGCCTGTGGGGTTGACGTTACAAGCGATTGGCACGGCTTCTTCGCGTAAAACATCCTCTCTCCACGAGCAGGCAGGGGAGCAACATCCACGGGGACAATCGTAGGGCTTCCACTATAACTGCTATACACTGTCGCTCCTCCTGGTCCAGGTCCAGATACTATGCCGATACAGCTGGGATCTGCGGCACATACGATCTTTGCCTCATCAAGTGTCATTTGATACTTTCTGCGGAGGCTTACCGTCGCTTCCACCATATCCACAAATCTTCCGGTAGAAGCATCTAGAACGTCTTCCCAGCATGTCGGGTTGTCGAGACCCTCACGTGCTGGCATTAGGAACCACAGTGCTCCTACCAGGACAAGAATGAGTCCAATGAGGATATACTTCATTACTTACTATTACTCTTACACATCAAATTATCGCTGCCGAGGATGAACGGAGCATCCCGCAGCCTGCGAGGCACATGTACACGCTACAAGATTCTTGCGTAGAACATAGGGACCGGGTCCAAAGAGTCCCATGTCAGGTTCAGTGGGCAGGAGATTCCCTAGCGGAGGGTTCGGACGCGTCTGAGCCTCAAATGCAGGGTTAGTAGGAACCGAAGCCATCTCTGTTGTCAATCCCCGGATTCCTTCCCATGGGCTTCCAGACGGGGGAATAATACCAGAGTTGTACGTTCCGTCCATTCCGGAAATCGAGGGGTCTGTCGTTCCAAGCGTAGATGTTACGCGAGGAGCAGCAGAGACAGGGGGTGGAAGGATAACCAGGTTTGACGAACCAGCACACGGTTTCTTGACATAAATCTTCTTCCCCGGATAACGTGCCCCGCCCGAAGGTCCAATTGTTGCATCTTCGTTAAATTTAGAATACACAGTTGCAGGCCCCCGCAATTCACTGAGGACTGCCTTGCATGCTGCATCAGCGGAACATGCGGTTTTCGCTTCATCCAACGTAGGATACGACCCCGAAGACTTTTTAATGCACTCCATTTGAGCCGGCGTAGGTTGAGTTCCTGGAGGTGGGAAAGAGCCGCCATAACACGCCGTTACAGCAGACAACGTCTTGCTCATATAGTTTCCGTGTGCCTGAGCACTTACGAAGTTTCCAGATTCGCCATCAACAGGATCCCCCCAGCATGTAGATGGTCCTCCGCTTCCGACTCCTACTCCCGTTACCGGTGCTGACGACATATTGGATGTGGGGGCTCCCAGACGTCTAACTTGCGGTGCCGTGCGGGAATAGGCAGTGGAGGTATCAACAGGCCGTACGTTTGCTGCCGAAACAAGCGAATCTGTTGTTGGTCTTCCCATCCACGAAGGTCGGGCAGGAGCGTTGGGAGATACATCCGTGTAGCGTCCCTGGGCATCCACAAACCGTTCATGAACGGGAAGCAGGACAAATGCAAATAGGATGACGAGAAATATAGTGGCCCAACCCATCACTTCGGAGCGTATCATTTCTGTTTCTCTTACATGTATAAATGGCAAAATATCGCAAGACAAAGAAGGGCGGACGCAAGTCTCGTCGGAACCTGCGTCGCAAAACTTACCGTCGTAAGTTCAAGGGAGGGTATACACCTGTAGGACCCAACGGTGGTAATCACGGTACGGTCCCCGATTCGTATCCTAAGAACGACGCGTGGTCGCTCCCTGACCCCATGCCTGCTGGCGGAGTGCCTATCGGGAAAGTGATTTATTAAGATCGCGACCGAATGCTGCTTCTGTTTCAGTCCAACCAACCCAGTACGGCGACATGGCCGAATACATTGCCTGCTGATGCGGATTCGCAGGCTTGAACTCAAGAAATCCCGTAAACGGGGTTACTTCAGTTTTAAACTCTGCAGGAATAACGCTCATGGATACGTCGGGGCAGGGGTGTCCACCCGCTGCTAGCTTCGCAAGGTACTCTCGGTACGCAGGAATTCCCTTGAATTGGACGGGCTTGCCGTTCTCGTCTTTTCCGACATACATTCCGGTACTGATAGGATACAAGTTTTGCGGACACGACATGTGTATTATATTTTCATAAGAGGGAATAATGCCAAAGAAAGCAAAGTCCTACACAAAACAGTCAGACCAGAAGGCAGTCCTTGCTGAAATGTCCAAGCAGGTTCCCATGGTTGTGCGTATTCACAAGGTGGGATGTCCCGCGTGTGAAATGTCAGAGGAACCGTGGCAGGACTTCTGCGACCGGTCTCCCCCGGGAGTTCGTGTGATACAGGTCGAAGAGACCGCGATGCCTCCTCAACTCATGAAAGGTATAGAGGGGTTTCCCACCTATGCCGTACATAAAGACGGAAAGAGTTGGCATCATACAGGTGCACTCATGGATGCTGGAGCAATTGAAGATCTCATTGATATCCATCGGGCTTAGTTGTTGATCCCTTCGCAATAACGTAAGACTCTGAATCAAGTTTCTGGGAGAAGTTATCCTTGTTCAGAAACTTCTGGAATCCATCCAGATCATTCGGAATTGTGGTGGCCGCCTGGGATACCCACTGACGAGCAGACTGCATTAGGCCGTACTTGTTCGATGTGTCCATGAACAGATCGCTCGTCTTCGCAAAAGCCTCGTTGATGCTATGCTTCATCGTCTCGCTGGTGACATCAGGGGGAGCCGGTGGGCGTTGGGGGTTGTCCACGTAATCGGTGAACAGGACGTTCATAAAAGGGTTGGAAGGAGTAGGCGTGGCGTACTTAATACCGCTTCCGCCGCCGGAGAATGTTTCCCTGAGAACCTGTGTCCGGGGAAACATCTTGACAAGAAAGACGGACGCGAGCATGACCAGAGGTATCAGAAGAAGATACCACGTCTTCTGCGTGATCGCCGCAATGAGGACGGTCGAGTAAATCGTGAATCGAACCACCGCATTCAAGGCTTCAGGGACAGTCATATCGTTGGTCGGAAGAAACCGACTCCAGTTCGTGAAAAGGTTGGCGGGGTCGTCTAACCAAAATGTCTCCCGACTCATTATTGTGATAAGGAGACTTTAGTTTACTTCTTTGCAACCTTACGTTGTAGACGAGCCAGCATTCGTGCCCGCCGAGCCTCGGGATGATTGCTCGTGAGATCCGCGGCAGATGCGGTAGGGCGATCGCCCTGCTCTCCGAAAAACTCCGTCTTGAACAACTTTCCGATCGAGTGCTTGAACTTCTCCTTCAGCATCTCAATCTCCCGCACAAAATCCTCCTTCTTGAGACTGCCAGACCGCATCTTCTGCTCAATAATCTTCTGGACCGACGAGATCGCCTTCTTCGTCACGGGGTGCTCGGGGTTCTTCACCATTTCCATGAGTGCGGGAATGTCCGTGAAATCAATCGCCTCTAGCCCTAGAGCCTCGACGTTCAGGTTCTCCATGACCTCCATGCCCAGCTTGAAGATCCGCGTCTCCTTCAGCGTCTCCAGAAGATCCTGGAGTCCCGACTGCGTGCTCTCGTCCTTGAGAATCTCGTCCACCTCATCTGTAGACTCCTTGCCCGTGAACTTGGACCACAGCCCCTTTACGGTCTCCATAATATCCGAGCCGAGGTAGGAGGACATCAGGAACATGCGGGTATAGTTCCAGATTGCTTCCTTCTTCTTCTCGGAGGCGTCCTTGTAGAGTTCGGAAAAGTCAATTCCGCGGAGAAACTCTCGGGGCTCCTTGAAAAGATCATCATCCTTCTTGATTGCGGCCATGAAGTGCGGCTGGACCAGAGTCTTGAACCGCTCGACCTCGGCAGGGTAGTCAACTGACTCCCCGCCGTAGTTAGAGTCTAGAACCGGGGCAACGGAAGGGAACTCCGTCCGCATATCATCCAAGCATTCTTTGAGAATCTTCGAAATCTCAAAGGACATTTGTTTATAGATACGAGGGGAATGTAAATGGATTTGTTTACTTTACGCCACGCGGTTTCCGCCACGGTAAGCCAGCGACTTCTCATCCTTGTCGCCGAGGCACAGGCAGCCCGTGTCGGCCGTGATACTGGCAGGGCAGCACTCAGGCTTGAATGTTGAGTTCTGGAACGCAAAGAGCTCGTTATCGTTGGCAGCCTCGTACGCCTTGAGGGGTGTGGGAGCGGTCGTCTGCGACCACGAGTTTCCATTAGAAATGTCGATTCCATTGTAGGCACCCTCCTGGTAATGGTTGACGGGAGCACCAATATCCTGCTGCATGAACGTCTCACGAGTGAGGCTGCCAGTGAGCATAAAGCGAGCAACGACGGCGAGGGCGAACGCGGCCGCACCTACGGCGAGAACAATGCTTGTCTTGTCCTTCATTGTTTTCTATTGTTATTAGCCGACTAGATTTTTATTCCCGTTGAGTTCAGCCAAGACACGTTCTTGGATCTTGGCAAGTTCAGCAGGATCGTGGGAGTCGGGGTAGTCCCGAACCATACGTTTTCCGTTCAGCATGAACATTCCGTCGTGCTTGCCCATGAACACCTGCATCTTTCCGTTGGGCAGGTTTACAATAGCCTTGATAACACCATCCCGGGTAGGCATTCCAGGGAAAGCAAACATCAGAGGAGTATGTCCAAGGGCGGTCGTGACTTTGTCGGACGGATCCAGAGCCTCGTAATTCGGCGGCTCCTCGATCTCTTCGTAGTCTGCGAAAACAGTCTGGCCGATCGGGACCCGATGATCCGTGGTATTGAAGCAGTAAATAAGTTCTGGATTCGGGCCCACATAACGAATAGATTTGGGCGAGTCTCGTACGTACATCCACTTGCCGTTTTCCAGGACAAGGTGTTCTCCCGAGACGACCACTCCCTCGTACGTATACAGTGGGACTCCCGCAGCCAAGCACCGCATCGTGGCGGTGACGGTACAACCTTCACGGAACACATCGCCGACCTTGACTTCCGAGACCTTGATGAGTCCCTTACCCTCGACGTAGATGGGAGTATCGGGGTGGAAGCAGAAGGAGAGACCAATCTGGCTGCCGAGGAAGATAGCGAAGACGAGGAGGGGTGGGAATACGAAGGAAAGAACGATGGAGAGAGCGAACAGAATCGTGACTATAGTGTTGATGAGAGTTACGAGCATACTCCACAGGGACTTTATGAAATTAATCGACGTGATCATGATTGTGGCAGCGTACCCTGCCGAACCCAGGATACGAGACGTAAGATTGCGAATGCGGGACAAAAGAGAAACCATAACACCGAACGTGTTCTGGATTTTGGAGAATATATCACCAATGAACGACGTTATAAAGGTCATGATTCCGCTCACGAAATTGCGAAAGTATCCTAAGTCGTGGACGATCGTACTGATAAGTCCAGTAAAGACGTTGAACATGAGGTTCACGGGCTCCATCAGCAGACTAAAAACGCTCTGAGCCATCATGTTCACGCAGAACTGGTAGTTCTCGATCGTGGACACCTCCGGCTGTATTCCCCCGGCAAATGGCATGTACATAGGATTGCAGCGATAGGTCGTCCAGTCCTCTCGCAGGTTATCAAGATTTGCTTGTACGTAGGTGTACACAATGACCCCCAGGATAAGGAGGGGGCCAATGAGCACCGCACTTGTAGATAAAATATCCATCCTTATCTTCTACACACTCTCTTTTTGGATTTCATTATCACGCCACGTGTGTATACGATCGTCGGGGACCTCGTGATCGTCTAGAATGACAAATTCTCCCGTGGGAGAAGCTACAGCGTAATGGCAAGAATCTGTGAGGAACTGGATGTAATTATGGGTCTCATCCGACCGTAATTCTGTGATGGGAACCACTCCTCCCTCCTGCGGAACAATCCAGGTTCCGGGAGCAATACCCACGCCTTTATAGGTCGATAAGCCATCAATCTTATGATGAACGATTCCCTCTACTTCACCACCGTATTTCAGGGACTGTCCAATCCTCACTTCGTCTGCCTTGACAATACTGCCGTCATCCAGAATGACCGAGGATCCAACCAGAACTCCAGTGAGCCTGAACTTGGCAGGGTGGGCCTTCTTCTTGGACGAACGGGCAAACCCGTAATGCTGTTCCACCTTCTCGAAAAACTCAGCGAGAATTTGGGGATCGCTGGTTTCCTCGTAATCCTTAAACAGGAATCCACCGATGGGGATCGTGTGCTTCTCCGTGTTCAGGCAGAAGAGACGGTGGCATGGCTCGGCGGGTTCGGCCAAGGGATGGTCTTCAACGCGTATCCATTTACCTTCGTGGAAAATCTTGTGATTGCCCGACACCCGGATCGACCCCACACTGAACATCTGTGTCGCATGACCGTCAAATTCTAGGATGCTCTGAACCAACTGACCGTCGGCCAACCGCGTGCCTGGACGTACTCCGCACATCGGAACAAATCCTTCCAGGGTGGAGACAGGGGTATGCGGATCAAAACAGAAGAAGTCGGCGGCTTGTCCTACCGGTCCATTCTTCACCGATGTTCCAGTCTGGACTCCGGTGGATACGATATTCATCATCACCGCAAATACGGCCATGAGACGGCTTATGAGAGTGCGTACCCGTCCGAATAACTGAACGGTGTTCTGTAACGTGTTCTGGAGCTTTCCGAACGTGGACTGGATAATACCCATAAATCCCGAAGACGCACCTGTCACAGCTTCACGCATATCGTTCATAGCACCCATAATGTCGTTGATAATATTTGTCAGCATTCCAAAGTTCTGGTACACGGGATCCAGAGCAAAGCCCGCGTAGGTGTTCACTGTTTGGAGGGTGCAGTTCAGGAAATTTGACGATATGTCCGAACCCACCATTCCCGCCATAGGCATGTAGACTGGATTGCATCGGTACTTCACCCAGTTATCCTTGATTTCCTGGAGATTTGACATTCCGTAAGCGTACAACGCCGCGAATATGGCTATGGAAGTACATAACAAAACCACCAAAACGGATACGAGATCCATCCCACTCTGTTATGGTAAATCCAGATTAAATAACGAAATGTCTGACCTTAATGCTCTACCTCTTGCGTCGCTGAAGAAGATGGCCAAGGGCCGCCGTATCAAGCAGTACTATATCCTTCCGAAGGCTCGTCTGGTGGAGCTTCTCAGTATGCCCGAGCTCCCGTCGCGGTACCGGATCGAGAAGATGACGATTATTGAGCTTCGGGAGATCGCGAGACAGCGTGAGCTCAGGGGATTCTGGAACCTGAACAAGTACCAACTCACGCGAATGCTATTTCCTGAAAACGACGATGCTGTCGAGAATACTGCCTCGCATCAGCATGAGAAGAATGACAGCCAGGCAGGCAAACATCAGAATCCAGAGAACCAGGATGCCAATCAGGTAAGGGTAGAGCTGGTGGAAAATGCGGGAAAGCAGGGGCTTGATAACATGTAGCTCGATGTAGGAGTGCGTCTCGGGCTTGGCTGAGAATTCCAGGACGTCCTGAAAGATATTGTCGAAGAAGCCAGTCTTCTTTTTATCCATTCTTTTTGTCTCTTGGACAATATAAACTAGCGATGAAACTATCCCAGAATAGCCTCGTCCGCCTCGGTGCTGTGGTCGCCGGAATTGTTGTCCTCGTCGCCGTAGTGAATGCGTACAGTGGCTCGAAGTTCCTCGGCGAGGGTATGGAGGTCGGCGGCCTGGAGCCCCAGGGACCCCTGTCTAACAACCCGTCGTACCCCACGAACCCCAACCCCCACTCGGAGGGCGGCAACTCTACCCCTACGCTCGCCCAGGAGGATCGCCACCCCACGGGCCAGCAGACCTATTCTCAGACGGTTCTGTCGCCCGAGGAGCTGCTCCCCAAGGGCGGCCTCGGTGCGTCTTGGGCGGCCACCAACCCCGTCGGCCTCGGCGACCTCAAGGGCCAGAACTTCCTGACCCCCACGTACCACTACGGCATCAACACGATCGGCCAGTCCCTCCGCAACGCCAACCTGGACGTCCGCTCGGACCCCCCGAACCCGCGTGCGGCCATCTCGCCTTTCCTGAACTCCACGATCGAGCCGGACCTGTACCGCCGCGAGCTGGAGATTGGCGAGTCTGGAGCCGGTGCCAAGCCCGTCCACTAAACCTTTTGAGGCATCTAAATAATGAAGTTTACACCACAGGTTGTGGTCATAATCATTGCCATGCTAGGGTACCTACTGTACCAGTATGTGAATGGTGGTCCCGGGAATTTAGTTTCCGTGAAAGCTGAGAAGGACGGGCAAAAATACCTTGTCCAAGACCTTCCCAACAAGGAAGAGGCTGTTGAAATGTTAGCAACAATCAAGGGAAATATGGACAAGGTTGCGGCCTTTTATTCGCAGGAAGAGTTTGTCAGCGATCCTACAGCCAAGAATCTGGTGGATCGGTACAGGCCTCAGAGTATCATGGAGAATTCTATGACGTCCCCCGATACATCGTATTCGGAAAACAAGGGAGAGAAGATTGTTATATGCTTGCGTGATAAGACCAATCCTCCAGGATACCCTCTGGTCGATATCAATACTGCGATGTTTGTTGTTCTCCACGAAATGGCCCACTTAATGACGACCGAATTGTCTACAGGAAAGCACACCCCAGAGTTCTGGGCCAATTTCCGGCGACTATTACAAGATGCTTCGCAGATCGGGGTATACCAACCCGTCAATTACAATAGGACCCCGGTTCCATACTGCGGGATGGAGATTACAGATAGTCCTCTTTAGCGAGTTGTGGCGTTAGAGTAATCATTGCAGGCATTGCAGAATGTCTGGCTTTCCTTGATGCTGTTTGCGAGGATCACCCGCAGCCCGAACGACTTACGAATCGGCCCGCCGCCTACCATACCTGTTGCAAGAGTAGATCCAATCGGAACGGGCCCCTTCCAGACCGCGGCAGGGCCATAGGGTGCAGGTGTTACTGGGGCAAGGTTGTTTGCCCGAGCATTCAGGTAATCAAGATACTCTGCACGCTTACGACTGTTTGCTGTGAGCATTCCAGACGGCACAGCAGGCCCGCCAGTCTTCCATGAACCAAACGATTGGACATTCGGCATATAGTCTATTATACTACGCAGCGAAATCTTACTGCCGTATAGACCTACGAACTAAAATTCTTGCGTGAAAGCGTTTCTCCACCAAACGCACTGCTGTCGGCTGGTGTCGTATTCTGCAGCACTGTCTGGATTGTCTTGGCAGCGGGAACGATATAGACGCCGCTCACAATCCCGCTTGTCAGAAACTGAACGCCATTCTTTACGCTCGCAGACTCTACAGTAACACGTTGATTGCGTGTGAGCATCGACGAATCGGCAACGCGACCACCTTTCTTCCAACTTCCAAGTCCAACATTAAACGACGACATTATTTTGATCACATAAAATAATGTCGGAGGAACTGACCATTCCCGTATTGAATACACAAACGGGTTCATCCTCTACCATAACCCTCTTCACCGACGATACAATTGATACTGTTCAGTACCGTGTCGGAAAGGCGGCGGGAATCCACCCTGATCGTCTACGCATATACGTCAACGGCCAGTTTGAGGGAACGTACTATTCCAAGGATTCACGCAAGTGGGAAAACCTGTTTCTCCGCATGTCTCCCGAAGGTAAGATCGTGCAACGGGGGCTGGATTATTACCAGGCATCCCGCGAACCCAAACTGGCCTTGTCAGAGTCGTCATACGATAAGTCCGGATGGATGGCCTTGGACTCTGCCTCTGAAACATCCTTCCACGAACTTCGCCTACTCGGTGTCCCCGAAGAGCGGTCGTGGATCTACCCCCTGAACAACGATACGGACGCCCCTGAACACTTACCTCCGGCGTCCCAAGTAACGATAGAAACCAAGTCTCTCTTCAAATCCCTCCATCCGTACACTGTGTCCCAGATCCAGGTTGTGCCGTACACCCCCCTCGTGCCGAAACTTGAGGTTCTGTACTACCCCCGCTTACGTTCCTCGTCCCCGTCCGTTGTTCCCGAAGATGTGCTTCGTAACCTCGAGCGACAGACTAACCTTATTTCGGCAATGACCGATCTCAGTTTCCCCAAAGCCCAGACTGTCACGATAAGCCAGGTTCGCTGGAAACTTCCTCTGGTCGACACCGATTTCGGCAACGCTGTTCGCAACCGCTTTGAACAGATCTTTTACGGAACCACACTGTCTCCTACGATCCCCGTCGTATCGTTCTTTTCCAGCCGGTCAGAGCAGTCCCGGCACAAGTTCTTTACCGATACTCCCGCCAAAACTCCCCATCTAGACTTGCGGACCTGGTCGTACTGGTGGGCTGCCACCAAACCGTCCAAGAACAAACCCGCCCTCGTCTTTTACCGCGGAACCTCCCGTGCGTCCTACGATCGCATAACTGTCAATTCTACCGAAATCACCATTTCATGTTCTCGTACTCCCGAATCCAAACTGAACCACGCCGAACTCCAGCGTGAAGTCAAGGAGTTTCTCGTTTCCATCGACGGACTCACCGCTTTCCTAGACCCTGCAGATTATGATGACGATCGGTGGGTCGTACAGGATATGTCCGCCATTCTTCACTTCTCTTCCAACCTCAAGCAGGCCGATTTCCGCCGGTTCGACTGTCTTCGCGACATCTACGAATCCACGAACCAGGAACAGCTCATCTTCAAGCTTCTGCGTAGCGACCAGAGCGATACTGGCTTGACAGACAACCAACTCCGTGTCCTAGGAATGCTGAAAGACAATGAATTCACGAGTTCCGATGACGTACATGACCAGTTTCCCGACCTAACTGTACCAGAAGCCACAACCCTCTTGGAGGGCGTGAAGCAGATTGTTACTGACAACCCAGATATCGGCGAACGTCGTGTTTCTTTCTTGCCCACCTTCAAGTTCACGGCAAAAGAGGTGGCGGTGACTCATGCCCCAGACATGCAGCGGGTTGTTGGATACATTTCCATTCTTCGTGAGATTCTGATGCATCCCGACAACCCAGATCTTGATGCGGTTTGTCCTAAGCGTATGGAAACCGTAGAGACCGAAATTGCCACTGTTCCTGTAAGCAGCACTTCTGGAGATTCGGGGAGCCAGGACGATGACTCGGGTTTCCTTGATGATCTGCTGGGAGAACTGGCAGGCTTGAGCGTGTCTGAAAAGAAGGTGGAGGCAGAGGCAGAGGAAGATAAGAAGGGCGAGGCACAGGCAAAACCTGCAAGCGTTATCAAGGCCAAGAACGCGTCCACATCTCTGTCCACGTACTTCCTCACTCAGCTCCGAGAGTTTGATCCCGCACTGTACTCTAGCGACTCTCCCGCATCCAAGAAGTGTGAAAAGACCCGTCAGCCAGTGGTTCTCAGATCCGACGAGCTCGCAAAGTTCGATGACGAACCGCTCAGCAAATACAATCCGAAGAATGACGGAAAGTCAAAGACGCTGGATGTGAAAGACCCCGATGGCGTGATTCTGTGTCCAGAGTACTGGTGCACACTTGATCGCATTCCCCTGAAAAAAGATCAGTTAGTCGAAGGAGTTGCGTGCCCCGTATGTGGAGGAAAGGTTCGGTCAACAGACAAGGCGGTAGAAAAGACCCAGGACACTACCGACTTCCCGGTGATTCAGCGTGATTCGACATCCACATTTCCCGGGTTCGTGAAGTACAAGTCCGCGGCATCCAAGAAACAGATCCCATGCTGCTTCACGGCATCGCAGGAGTACAAGCCCATGGTTGCGAACGTCCGCCCGAACGCTGCTGAACTGTTCTATGTTTTGGGAGACACCAAGACCCGCCTGGACGAACTGCGTCTCGCCTATGTTCCTCAGACGGTAGGAAAGATCATGCGTCTCAACTTAGATTACACGACAACAGTGGATGCTGGAAACCGTATTCAGTCAGGAGAGAAGGGGTACTTCCGTGCAGGAGTAGGACGGCCATCTGAAACGCTTCCTAAAATCATGGGAATGAACGTGAATGTCGGCGAACCCTTGGAAAATGCTGACGTGGTTGAGCGGTGCTCGTTCTTCCGCACCTGGAAACTGGCCGACTCCGACGAGCACGATAAAGTTAAGGGCCGTGTTGCCTCTATCAACAAAGCTTTTAAGGAAAACGAGCTCACTCCGCTCGAAGAGTTAGAGTACGCTGCTCTTTCTCTCAACTGTATGATGTACGTTCTCTACATTGGCGAGTCGTCGGTGAGTACCGGGTGTTTCATGAACATAGGTGCGGTCCGAGACGTGAAGCGGGCGTTCGTTGTCATGGTCAATACCGAAAATCCCCGTAGCGTAGATTACCTTGTTCATGTGTCGCGAACGTCGTCTATGCCGGTCTATATCGGAAACATTTACCGCGATTCCTTCCCGAAACCCTTGGTGCGTATTCTTGAGGATCTCAGGGTTAAGGCGTGTGTCCGCAACGTCCCGACCATTGACAAGGCGATTCTGTTTGCCAACACGAACTACAAACCCAATTTCACCCAACTGAAGGTTGTCCTTGATCCGTACCGCCGTGCCCAAGCTCTATTTCTTCCGGGGGTGTTCATCCTCCCTTTCCGACCTACATCGCAGATTCCCACGTTCCTCGCAGAGCGGGTTCCAGGGTACGCCGAGATCCCTCAGTCAGAGTATCCTACCAAGCCAGGTATGGTCGATGTCTTGAACCATGTCAAGGATGTTCATCCCGGATACGCTTACGCCCATGATTCAACCGATATTCGCAATAACGTTGTCGAGCTCATCACGTCTTCGGGACTACGCGTTCCAGTACAGACCGGAGAAGATACGATATCGCAGGATCCCACCGAAATAGTGGAAACGGTTCATGACGAAACGGAGGACAAAATCACATTTGGTGATCCGTCAAAAGATGATACGACTCTAGCAAGGTCCATTACATACGAAGCCGAGATCTTTGAGTTTCTGCTGTACCAACTGTCCAAAGATATTATGACTGACGACTATCCCGATCTCAAGCGTGAACTGTCCCACCACTCTCCGAATGTGGACACACTGCGTGCTCTTATCCATGCGTGGATGGACGATACATTAACGTTCACATCTGCATCTGATCCCCCCAAGTTCTATAGCAAGATGCGACACTCGTGCACTGGTTCACCCGAAGATTCATGCACTGGCCTGTGTGCATGGGACGGTGCGTCGTGCAAGGTTCAAGTCAAGACCGTGCGTAAAACCCTGCAGAAATCAGTCATCGAGAAGCGGCTCGTGTCGACTCTTTCGAGCAACGACAAGATCCGTGGAATCGTGTTCAACCATCGCGTGTCGCCTTTCTTCAGCAGCGTTCTGTACCTGGAGATGCCGTCAGAAGTCATTCTGTCCGACCGGGATGTGTTCACCCAGCTGAAGAAGTAAAAAGTGTGCGTATACAATAAACAGACAAGATGGATGCTACTGATGGACTACAGACTGGAGGAGCTCGTCGTGCGGTTGGATCCCGTGCCCAGGTCATGCACGGAACGGCTCACCACACCAAGGGCGGACTGACGAAGAAGCAACTAAAGTACAACAAGTACGGCAAGATCGTGTCGGCTCGCAAGTCGGCATCGGCCAAGAGCAAGGGCACCCTGAAGAAGTGGGAGAAGAAGACGGGTCACCGCTGGACGATCAAGAACGGCAAGCCCACCAAGGTGAAGCATGGCAAGAAGGGCAAGAAGGGCGGTGCGGAGGAGAGCGAGGAGGAGGAGGAGGTTGTGGCTTAAACGATCTCCAGGGTATACCCGGGAGGAGCGGTCTTTTTGAAGAGCTCTTCTACAGATTTGATATAGGCATTTCGGAGGGAAGAAATACTGCCAGTAGCAGGGGTGGGCGATCCCACATGTGTCACGATTGGTTTGAGAGGTTTATACGACAATTCAAACCAGTTCTGGAGGGCTTTCCAGGTAGGGATTCCGATGGCCATTCCCGCGTACGTGTGCAAGGTCTGGTTTATGGACTTTGCCCACCATGCGTCTGATCGAGGAAACGCCTCATTTTCTCCGTAGGTCAGCACCGGAACAAGAGGGGTCCCCGTTTCCAGTGCGATTCGGAATACACCAGTGCGGTTGCGGATATACAGTTTCACGTGCGTTCCCTGGGCATCGAGCATTTCACGGACACCTCCCAACATCACCGAGACAGACTCGCCTTTTCGCAGGGTTTTGGTAATGCTTCCAGAATCGGAGGGGATACTTCCAAGGTGCCGCATAATATCTCCAATGACCGGAAAGTAGTGATAGAACGGTAGAGTCACGGCATGATTGGCTCGATAGTTAGGGTGTTTGCAAAGTCCACCATTGAACATCACGGACGAAACGGAGATTAAACCGTGTGGCTGCCAAATAAAGAGGCATGATGGAGGCGGTGGCTCCGGGCACTCCATCCGAAATGTTGCCTGAATGTTCTCCTCCACCTGTTTGTTTCGTACTCTTGATGCCACCGATTCAAACAGAACCTCTTTCGGAAATAGACCGTATAAGGATGCGACCAGTAAACCCAGAACCAAGTTCACACCCATCAGCACCCCCACCAAAAGTAGGATCCCGAAAACGCCCATCAATACGAGCGGCCAAAGATACAGCCATGACATTCCCGTCCTACTCTCCCCGCAGATTGTTTACAGACAATTGGAACTCATTCTGGCATATTGCATTCGGGGTACTTGGATACAAACTCAGACTCCTGGTTCCACTGTTCATTTTCTACCAGTTCTTAGATCTCACGGATGTCAATGTGTTTGTTGACATCGTGGAGTTCCTATGTGGATACATTGTAGGTGCTGTGTTCAATTGGATTTAAGCAAAGTCGCCCAGAACTTATAAAAATGAGCAGCAGCTACTTGGTAGAGGCAAAGACTGTTCAGACAGGAGCCATCAGGACTCTCGTAGAGGCCCTGAAGTGTATCCTGGTCGAGATGAACTTTACTTTCGACAAGGACGGCATCAAGATGGCGGCGATGGACAATACCCGCACAGTCTTGGTCCACATGCGTCTCGAGGCCTCCAAGTTTGAGAAGTATTCGTGTACCACACCCACGGTCATTGGTCTGAACACCGATCATCTCTACCGCATTGTGAAGACGGCGACGAACGATGATACCCTAACCTTCTACATTGAGAAGGGTGATCACAACCATCTCCGTATCCTGCTGGAGAACGGTGATAAGAAGGAGGTAACGCGGTACTCCCTCTCGCTCCTCGACCGCGACGAGCCGAATATTGAGATGCCGTCCACGGAGTTTTCGGCTCGTATTACGATGCCCTCCATCGATTTCCAGAAGAAGTGCCGTGATATGACTCTGCTAATGGCCAAGACGGTAGATATCAAGAGTGTGGGATCTACCCTTGTTCTGGCATGCAAGGGTCAGTTCGCCAACCGCGAAACAGTGCTGGGAGATTCCGATTCAGAGTTTAGCGTAAAGAAGGAGGAGACCAACGCCATTATCTCCGGCAGCTTTTCCCTCCCCCATCTCGTACTCTTCACCAAGTGCACCAATCTCTCCAACAACCTGGAGCTTTACATGAAGAACGATTGGTTCATGATGATAAAGTACGTCATCGCCAACCTAGGGGAAATCAAGCTGTGTCTGATGCCGTGCTCCAATTCCTCTGCTTAAAGAATAATGACTCTAAATATCGGATACATACTTATAGGCGTATCCGTTCTCGTACTGATGGCTGTTCTCTACGGTCAGAACCGGCGGAGAGAACAGTTCACGAACATGAAAGGTAATTTCCCGAACTGGGCAGTGATCATTGAACAGGTGAAGACGATTCTGGATAAGCATTACGACTATGATGCCTCTAAACTTGCCCAGCTGGCATCGAGGCAGAAGGAACTCTATTCCTTCCTCATGAAAAGTATTGACGACGCCGTCAAGAGCGGTCAGGGGGGAGTTCTTGGAGGAATGGTGGAGTTCGTATATGGTATGCCCACTCCCGAACTGATCAAGCAGTTCATGGACAATAAGGATGTGTCCAAACACCTGCCAAAAGGTGTGACGCTGAATGTGGACCTGCCGTTCGATACTCGTATGGCCATGATCGCGGCAGTGTCTGAAGTGTCCAAGGATATGGTCAAGAAGGCGAAGAACGAGAACGATATTGCGATAGGGTACTCTCTGTCCTACGCGACCACGGCTGCTGCATCTGTCATGAAAAATCTTTCGATGCCTCTTCTGATCGGAACAGCAATACAGGAAACAGGTGCCAAGATGAAACCTTCGGGAATCTCGTCCATTGTTCCGAAGTAAAAAGACTTACAAGAAATCCAGAACAAGAGGATAAGAACGAATGGATCGCCCCCATCAGCCGCCGCCGTACATGGAACGCTCCTTTGAGGGTGGGCAGCGGATGGTTGCCCGCAAGTCTGCCGAGGAAGCCCCGGAAGTGGCAAATTATAATTACGACTCGGTTGATAATGTGGTGGGACTCGAAAGCATGACCACCGACTTTTCCTTCTTAGGACAGGATCAGCTTTCCACCTCCCTCTACGGCCACGTGGGCAAGGAGCGGAAGCCTACCTACGACCCCTCCGTTCTCCTCAACGATGCGTGGTTCTGCGTGATGACGGATGACGGGGGCAAGCTGTACGGTATTCTGAATACTCTCCGGGAGATGGGAGTAAAGTACCCTGCCGACCATCCGTTCGAGACAATGTACGGTAGGACGACGCTTTGGGAGCGGGTGAACGACAACGACTACAAGATCCAGAAGCGGTACGATGCTGTAGAGCTTCTGAAAAAGTTTAAAGAGCCGCCGAAGGAAGTAGATATATATGATCGGCGGGCGTTTTACCAACATACTCGATGATGAAGAGTACCAGGAATCCATGCAGTGGTGCGGATACTGTATGGGTATTGTTGCAGTGTTTGTGATAGCGATGTACGTGTTTGTGGTAGGCATTCTCATGATAAAAAATTGAGTGTTGACTGGTTTAGAATTCCCGCGGTATCTATCGGCGGGACTTGTGAGCTGTATACACGACATCATCAGTAATCGTCATCTTCATGCCGGAGTTCAAGTACGTCTTGGCACTTCCGGGCATCACCGACGCTGTCCACAGCTTGACGATATTGAACTCGCCTTTCGGAGACGTGGAGAAGCCGACGTAGGCCTCCTGCTTGGTGAGCATAATGTTGTCTTCTGCAGCAATAGAATGAACGATGAGATCAACTGCAATATCATACATGTCGCAGGTCGGGATCTTCTTGCTCCATGATCCGCCGTGCTCGTTCTCGGGAACCTCCCAGATCGGGCGGAACCCGCGTTTCATGAAGAAGAAGTAGCCACACTCCCACGCTTCACGTGGAATAGCGGCGGTGATTGTCCAGAGTTGTTGGGCGGTCGAGATGTCGGCGATCTTCTTGTAGTTTGATAAGCTCCAGTCCTTGTTGCGGGGATCAAAGTACCAGAGGACCCAGGTGTGCGAGAAAGGTGTGGATTCGGTGATAGGGGAAGTCATGATGTTGGGCACTACCTTATTTCGTAGACCAACTCTAAATCCGTTTTTGCCGATTCGTGTTTAAAACGGATCTATATTGTGTCCTTGGAAGACAGAGTATCCGACATACAAAATGAACTCTACTCTCATCTACTCCTTCCGCACTGCCGTCCATCTCCCCATCCCATCATCTGTTCTGGACATGATCTCGGCCATGCAGTTGGCTCCGGTTGCACCCGTATACATCAAGAAGCCCAAGAAGTTCGCCGTCCAGCGTCGTAGTCCGCACGACGATTCCTGGCGTCGCGACATTATTACCGAGCTGAAGGCGACGATCCGCCAGAAGGACGATCCGGACTACGAAACCATCATTGGAATCGTGAACAAGGTCGTTGCATCAAACCTCAAGGACAAGACCAAGACGATCGTGGAGACGATCAGCAAGCGGGACCAGACGTTCCGCATGCGTGTCGTGAATTTCGTCTTCGACCGCGGCGTGTCGATGCCGTTCTACGCCAAGCTTCTGGCCGACATGTTCGCCCTGCTGTGCGAGTCGATCCCAGCCGTCCACGAGGATCTCCAGATCTACTGCTCGCTCGACACCTTCAACAAGATGTTTGATCAGTCGAAGACCATCTCGTTCCCAGACTTGACAACGATGGCGAAGCAGCAGTTCGAGGACGAGCTGTGTATCTGGCACAAGCAGAAGGAGCTCCGCCGCGGCTTCGGCGTGTTTGCGAGCGAGCTCCACACCCGCGGCCTGATTTCCGAGACCCTGCTCCATGAAGCCGTAGGCACCGTGATCTCCGACTTTGAGGAGAATATTCGCAAGACCAAGAACGAGGTGGTGTCGGAGTCGGTGGATCAGGTCGTCACGCTTCTCTCTGAGATGTCGAAGTTGTTCGGCAAGGAGAACAGTTTCATCTCCGACAAGGCCAAGCTCATTCTGGCCATCCCTAAAGCCGATACTCCCTGCCTCGGTATGCGGTCGCGGTTCAAGCTTGAAGATTGCGTTCACAAGGTTTAGACACAAAACAGTCTACAGTACAAATGAGCACGGTAACCGCGACGCCGAATATCCCCCCCGCCGCAGTCCTCCTTCGTGCCGCCCAGATCGCAGTTGACGAAGACCGCCCCATTCTCCTAGATTACTGGTCCGATAGCCGCGATAAGAAGTGCTGTATCGGTGTCAAGGATGACGCCAAGTACCTCGTGAAGAACGAGAGCGAGTACACCTCCACAGTCCAGAACATTTTTCGTATTGAGGGGTGCTACATTATCCTGACGGAGAACAGTCTCTACGTTGTGTCCCAGGAGATTCCGGTCAAGAAGATTATTAAGGAGTTGAAGGATGAGTAATACAATGAGCACCAACATCATCTTTCCGCCGCCCCACATGTTATTCCACGAACCCCTGGACGATCGTGAAATGATTCGGGTATGGAACGAATACAAGACTGCACACGCCACCGACCTGGAGACGTCGGAGATTGATGCAGCCACAGTATGTTCGGTCGACGAGTTTGGCAAGTTGTTTGAGATCTGGGTGACATCCAAATCGTCGAAGCGTATTAAGCTCCTGATGGTCTGGCACGCTCACTTTTTATCCTTGGCGTGCCAGCAGTCTCTCCGTCGCTGGCTGGAAACGAAGAGTTACCGTTCGCGGGTGTGGTTTCACGTAGAGTACATGAACAACGTCCAGACAGCCATTCAAAGCCGATGTATTTCCCGAGAAATCAAGGCCGCACCGTACGTGTGTCCAGTGGAACTCTTGGGAGACACGGCGAAACTTGTAGAGACGTGGAAGCGGATAAAAACGGACGCTGGATCTCGTACTCCAGTATAAAGCATATCACGAATGCTGAGTATCTACACAGATGGATCGTCAATTAACAACGGTCGTAAGAACTCACGGGGGGCGTACGCGGCAGTTTATCCGGATTCCCCTGACATGTCCTTTGGCCGTCCTCTTGCCGAAGACAATTCTCAGACGAATCAGACAGCAGAACTCACGGGGATTCTGGAGGGAATCCGAACGCTCAAGTCATTCCGCAGCTGTACAGGCGTGGTTGTCCGCATCTGCACCGATTCCGAATACTCCATCAATTGCTTGACCAAGTGGGTTTCGGGGTGGCGGAAGCGGGATTGGAAGACGGCGGAAGGGAAGCCAGTTGTTCACCGAGTTCTTCTAGAAGCTATTCTGAAGGAGCTTGAACTGTTTGCCGGGCACCAGTTCGTGCATGTCAAGGCACATACTGGCGGAGAGGATACCGACAGCAAGTGGAACAATTATGCTGATCAGTTGGCAAACAAGGCTGCGACTGAGAAGAAGGAGGTCAAGATGTCCGATCTCACCGACAAGGTCGTGAGGTTGGGGACGTCTGTTGACGACGTGCTCTCTGGCATCCCCCTGAAAATCATGGGTGCTCCGCTTTCAGAACCCGATCTCGTAAAGGCCGTTCTGGCAAATACGGGATCGTTGGATCAGAAGTTCTTGTCGGCTGCCTTGATCTCCGCTCTCAAGAAGACGCTTCAGGCGAAAGCGTACGATCTCGAGAAGACCAAGATTCATGGTGCAGTGGCGTATCGTCTCATAGAGAAGACCCATTTAACTATTGAAAAGCTAGAAGAGTAATAAGAGGATGCAAGCTTACTTTTTCACGTCGCCCACGTGCGGTCCGTGCAAGGCCGTGAAGCCAGTTATTTCCGAGCTACAGGAAGATCATCCGTCCATCCAGTGGCAAATGGTGGATACGTCAACGGATCCCAGCAACCTTGCGGGAATTATGAAAGTTAGTCATGTTCCAACGATGGTGGCTGTCTACAATGGCAAGGAGGTCGGTCGGCATACTGGAACTCAGATGATGGGATACTTTGCTCTTGTCAAGCGGCTTATGTCACAGGGACGGACGTGATCTTCTTGCCGTTCTGGTAGGCCTCACATACCATCTGTCCATCGTCATTAGGGGCATTGCAGTGTGCCTGATTGCTTCGTGATGCAGGACCCGATGATGAGCCTTCTGTTCCATCGTCAAAGTGGGTTCCGTCAAGAGGCAGGAAGTTGGCGTAGTTGTTCTTCATGACATAGTACCCAGTAGTTCCGGACAGCAGTCCTACCGCAAGTGGGAGAGCAAGAGCCTTGAACGTGGCAGAAATAGAGGACGAATCAATACACTTGAGCTCACGGTAGGCGTACACGTTGAGGAGGAACACTGCAGCGGAGATTCCGACGTATCCTCCCGCCTGTGCGGCCGAACGCTTGTTTCCAACTGTCATATCCAGTAAGTATATCATGAACACCGCAGAGAGAGCGGCCATACCCATTGGCGAACCCTGGATATCGAACCACCCGAGTCCACGAATCGCACAAGGATTGAATTTCTGAGTAATGTAGTCTGGTAGAACCGCTCCGCCCAACTGCTTGTTTGCGGCCAGCTTTGATGTAGCATCAGACGATTTCGTGGCAGCCGCACGGGTGGGGCGGGCAAAACTGGCGGTCTTGGTCTCTGGGGCAGAAGGGGCAGCAGTCTCTCCCATATCGGGAGCCGTGGACACGCTTCCTGGACGACGAGGAGGTTTGTTTCCAGTTGGCATAGTCAGCTTCCTGCTTGCTGCCTGTCTCTGCGGCTTAGCAATCGCTCCCAGAAGACCCGGTGGGCTTGGAGGAGCTACTGCCGGGGGAGGACTGACTGCTGGGGCAGTAGGATCGCCCACTCCAAACAACTGCGGTCCAGCAGGAGCAGGCTGAGCGACCGCCGCTGTCACCGCCGATGCCGTCGATGCCACAGCTGATGTCACTCCCTTCGAGAACCCGAAGAGTGTACCTCCTATGATCCAGTGTAGAATAACGGCAAGGATTCCAACGATGCTTGTAACAGAGTAACGGAAACTGAGGTTCATGATATCGGAAACAAACCCAATGAGCAGGACAATATCTGGCGAAATTGCTCCTCCCAGTACACCTACAATCTTGAGGTTGTCAAGGATCCCGCTTCCGGTCGGCGACACACCCGACATTACACCTGTTAGCGAGTCACGTAGACCAGGGTAAAAAATTAGAACGAGTCCGATCACCATAACAAGAAAGGACAGCACTGTAAACGTTAGGGACGCGACGGCTAAATTTAGCTCCGAGCCTGCCATTGTTTCAAAACGAGAAGAAGAAAACGGATCTGTTTATGTGCTAGAAACACAGGACTGCCCAACAGAATGTATCCCTACCAAACTGACGCACTCAATTGGATGAAGACCCGCGAATCTGATCACACCATCTCTGGAGGTTTCCTGTGCCTGGACATGGGTCTTGGCAAGACCCGCATTACTGCCACGCTCATCCGAGACAACCTGCTACCCCGCACCCTCGTCCTCACCACCAAGTCTACTGTCGGCGGCTGGCTCGCCGAACTCCGTCTCCAGTCCAACTTCGCCTTCGACTGCATCGAGTACATCAAGAACAAGACTCATCTGACCCCGGGACGCCCGACCGCTGTTGTGGCTACGCACCATTCCGTTTTGAAGGAGAACGTCGGGTGGTTCCGCGAGCAGGCCTTTGATCGCGTGGTGGTGGACGAGGTTCACGTCATCCGCAACCTGGGCACCATCTTCTGGGCACTCCGCGAGATCCCCGCTCGCACTCGCTGGGGCTTGACCGCCACACCCTTCAACAATTCCAAGTCCGACATCCGTGCCTACACCGAGTTCCTCCAGCCTGGTCTCCCTGCCGAGGAGTTCAAGAAGTACCGCTACCGTAAGCTCCGCTCCGAGGTCGTCATGGGTGGTCCCGAGCTCCAGGCAGACAAGCACGTCTACGACTTCGAGTCGCCCGAGGAGCACCGTCTGTACGAGTACGTCGCTGGCCGTATTGAGGACACGAACGCCTGGATCGCTGCCAATGCCCGCCGGCTTCCCCGCCACGTTCGCGGCATGATGAAGCTCACGATGATCCTGCGTGAGCGTCAGGCAGCCATCCACCCGCAGATTGTTCTGGATGCCGAAAAGGTCTGGCGTGCTCAGATGCCCGCTGTTCTCGGTGATCCTGAGGATGTGGGCAAGTGGGACCCGTCCAAGGTCACCAAGTTCCGCCACGTGGTCAAGATGGTCCAGGAGGATTTCAAGAAGGGCGAGTCCACGATGATCGTGACCCACTTCAAGACCGAGCTGGATCTCCTGCAGCAGGCACTGGCCAAGGCCGGAATCAAGACCGAAGTCCTGAACGGCAAGACCACGCCTGCTAAGCGGACGGCCATGGAGAGCTACGGCAATCCGGCCACACCGACTGAGATCAAGGACATCATCGACGAGACCACGTTTGTTCCCGACGACGTCATCGGGGTCATTCAGTCCTTTATTGACGCACCCCGTGTCCTCCTCCTGCAGATCAAGGCTGGCGGGGTTGGCATATCGCTCCCGTGGGTCCACCACGTCATCAACACCAGCCCCGACTGGAACCCGTTCCTCGAACTCCAGGCCATCTACCGTGCCTACCGCGTGAACACGCGTCACAACGTCCGGGTCACCTCCATGTACTTCCGGGACACCGTCGACACTCAGATCCAGAACCGCCAGAAGACGAAGTTTGAGCAGAGCCTGGAGTGGACGGGAGATGCACCCGAGTCTATCTCGGAATTTATAAGTATGCCTGTCTAATAATAGAGGAGGGATGACCAGTATCTTCGATAGTGCACTCCAATGGCCCGACAAATACAAGGCCTGTGGTGCCCCTCACCAGTCTCCAATCAATTTATCACAGTCTTTTGCACTTCCGTGCGACCGTCTTTGCGAATGGACAGTAGACGATACCGCCGTTGGAAACCTGAGTGTAAAGAAGATGCAGGCTCAAGTTGGCGGACTTCTTGTAGACAGTTTTCAAAACGGCAAGCCTACTGCCAAGTTTAACGGGGACGGATACACGTGCGAAGCTATGGTGCTGTACTCTTCCTCTCAGCATTCGCTGGAGTCCGTGTTTGGAGAAGCCGAGCTTGTGTGTTACTTCACGCACCCTGGAGGAAAGATTGTTTGCATGTCTGTTATAGCGAGGAGCACCCCGGGCGAAACCGCGTCCTCCCGGTTTTTCAATGGGTTCGTGCCCTATGCTGAGAACGGAGGAGTCGTGACCATGGGAAAATCGTGGTCCCTTCTTGACGTTGTCCCTGACGTTCCATCCTACTACATCTACAAGGGGACTACGGTTTGGCCCAATTGCACTCCAAACGTCACATGGATCGTCTATTCCAACACGGTGTCTATGGATCCTTCCGACTACGCGAAACTTGTGAAAACCATCAAGCCCGCCCGTCGGCCACTGGAAGAGGTGGCTGATCGCAAGGTCACGTTTTTCGACGCCCAGGCACGGGGTGTTTCAACACCTCGCGATGGAAAGCTGTACCTGCGTTGCCGCCGAGCGGGAAAGAAGAAGACCCCCGAGGAGGAGGCGATCAAAGATCTTAAGTCAGTGAAGCAGGGGGGACTGGAGGAACAGGTCGACAGTGACGAAAAGGAGGCGAACGAACGGGCCGTGAATAATATGACTCAAGTAGCGAAGGAACAGTACGAGGCCATCGGAGGAATATACGGTGTTCTGACCGTTCTAATCCTTGTGGCAGCGGCAGGGGGTATGTTCTTCACCTCAACTGGAAAACAGTTAGGTGCAACTGCCTTTGTCATTGCATTCATTATCCCTCACTACCTGCGTGCGTTTGTCATGTGGATCCTATCGAGCGTATTCAATGTTCTATAGACGGTCACGCACTCCACTCGCCCAAACACTCTCCTCTTCCCCCCGCCACACAATCGTATCTTCGATAGGAACAGCGTCGGTATCGTTCTCCATCATCATCTTTTCCACCGCCGACTTCTTGGGCTTCCGAACTGCCTTCTCAACTGTCCGCCAGTCCGACGACGTGTCAGCCGTAGGAACCGGCGGGAGCTCCTTGTCATCATACTCATCCTCGTAGTACGTATCCTCGTCTCGAGAATGAGTGTTCCCGAAACTGCGGTAGAGAGAATGGACGAACATTCCAGACCTGTTCCTCTCCATATCGCTATTGCGTTCCATAGTCTCGCGTGCCTTACGCGTCTCCTCCTCTTCCTTGGCCTTGGTGTCCCAGCCGGCAACCAGCGACGCCAACTTCGGTTTCGTTTCCTCCTGCTCCTTCTTCCCCCACCCCCACGCACTCCCGGCATTCCCGAGCGACGGGAAGCTGATATCGTTTACCTCCACCTTCTTCTTCCGCTCTGCATCCAGTTGATCCTGCTTACGATTCGCGAGTTTCTCGTGCCACGTGCTCATCTTGTTGTTGTTGTTGCTTGTTCCGATCTGCTACTCGCTTTTCAAAGAAATACCCGATCCGTTTTGACGAATTCAAAACCGATCAGATATTTTCAGGGATGGGTAACCACAAGAACAAGGATGGTTTTGGTCACTTCAATTCAGGCAGGGGGTACGCTCCAGGAACTCTCGGTCCCTGCCAAGTCTGCCGACGTCCTTGAATGGCTGCGTACCAAACTCAAGCAGCCCGGTCTCCAGTTTCAGGGCAAGATTCAGGACAAGGACAAGGAGTCGTGGGTTACGGTGTTTGCCGAGTCCGGCAGCGAAGACGACGACGAGGCTGTGAACCAGCACGTTCTTGGCGGCAATTTCCAGGACGAGGTGTTTGTCGGGTGTATCGTCGTCATGCTCTCCAAGAACTCCAATGCTGACAATTACGACAAGTCAGCGGCATCGTACACGAATCTCAAGCCTGCAGATTACGAGACGATTTATTCGAGTTGGACATTTGAGGGCGAGTCATCGGACGAAGAGGAAGCAGAGGCGGAGGCAGGGGCGGAAGACGATGTGTCTGTCGACGACGATGTACCGCCAGCCGATGATGAGCAGGAAGATAACGTTGAGGACGAAGCCGAGGCTGAAGCAGCTCCTACCCGTCAACGCAAACCTAGACAGGCTGTTATCCATGATGTGAACACTCCCTGTCCCCTCCGTGATCTCGTGAAGCAGCGGTACGTGGAAATCGGGATTCCGACGGATATTGCCGGGGAGCTCGAGGCCGCTCTTCTCCAGCGGTGTATTCGCGACTGTGCCAAACAGGGGATTGAAGTGACATGGGCGAACGTTGCATTCTGGCACCATTACCGTGGCAGGTGTATCCAGTTCTACGAGAACGCTCCCGCCTGGATTCCCAAACTCGTGTCCGGCGAACTTACTCCCACCTCGTTCGCAGACATGACGGTCGTTGAACTCGACCCGAAGCGGTGGAAGGCACAGATCGAGGCTCAGATCGAGAAGGACAAGCATCTGTACTCGTCCTCTGGCAGTGCTTCCATTTACTTCTACTGCTCGGCGTGTAAGAAGAAGACCAAGTGCGATTACTACCAGATGCAGACCCGGTCGGCAGACGAGCCGATGACCACGTTCGTGACTTGCCTGGAGTGTGACCGCCGCTGGAAGTTCTAAAGAAGTCTCGCGTAGAAATAATGGTTCGGTGGGAGCTTAATAGCAAGCATCCATCTACGTCTTTTGGACAAATAGTCCGGCGGCATATCAGTGCCCCAGATGCTCAGAATGTTGACAGTATGATCAGTGCATACGAAGCACTTTATAAGGGTAAATTCAAGTCTGCCGAGGATATTCGTCGGTCGTTCACCAAGGACGGGGAGCCTCTTTTTACTCCTGAGCAGGCTGCGTCCGTATTTCGGAAGATTCAGCCGTTTAATTTCCAGAAGGGTGGGGCAGCAGTAGACAGTATCTTGAATACTAGTATCCGCAACGCGATCAACGAAGCGGCTGGAATCACGCCCCCGTCTCCTCCTAATCCAGCAATTCAGGGTGGGATTAAATCCATGCAGCTGATTGTTCGCACGATTATCCCGTTCATTTTTATCCTAGATACGCTCGAGAATACACCCCTGTTCGGAGACCTCGTAGGAGCTGCTCTCGATGTGACCGCCGCCGCTCTTCCTGTTATGGCCTCAACCATCCAGACGATGACACCCAGTATTGTTGGCTTGATTCCCATTCCTCTTGCAGGCACTGTGGGTATCCTCCTTGGCTGGCTGTTTTCCCTATTTTTCCTCTGGCTCGCTATGGTCATTGGAATATCCCGCAAGGAGTTCGCGGCAGCACTGGAAGCTACCGCCGGAATGGTCCCTGTGATCGGACCGGCACTGTCACGCGGAATCAAGGCCGTGGAAACAGTCGGCACCAAATTCTACAACCGTGCCGACAAGATCATGGCATCTATTTCCAAGGCGTTCGGGAGTTTACAGGGTGCTATCGCAAAGGTCAAGAGCACCGCCCAATCACTCCCAAGTATCGATAAGTTCGCGGGCCCCAATCCTCCCGCTCTTCCCTCTTTCAATGATATCAAGAACAAGGCGTCTGCCGCGATTCCCCCGCTACCTGCTCCCATCCCTGCTGCTGGCGAGGATCCCACTCCGCCCACGGCTTCGTCAACTCCGCCCTCCCCCGCCCCATCCGCTCCGCCTGCCGAACCCGAAGCCGAATCCAAAAAGGCATTCCCTCCAGTGAAGGCACGCAAGGACAAGAAGGGAGGCCGGGGCAGATTTACACGTCGCAGGAGTAGTATAAAGAAATGGGCGACCAGGACCCGCCGCCGGTAGCCGAGACGCTTCGTCAGTGGATTGCCATGGACGACGAGATTCGTCAACTGAAACTGCGTATCAAGACAATCAGCGAGGAAAAGGTGAAGTTGGGTGCGACCGTTCTCACATTCATGCGTGAGAACGAGGTCGACGATTTCAAGCTGGAAGGGATGTCCGGTGGATCCATCTCCCGCCAAGTCCGAACCGTCAAGCCCGCCATCAAGCGGAACACTATTCGCACCCAACTCCTTCTCCATTTCTCCGACCAGCCGCAGAAGGTCTCTGAAGCTCTCCGTGCGATCGAGGGTATACCTGAAGATGTAGAGGACGCCTCAACCTTCGGACGCCAGACGGAACTCCTCACCCGCCGCGTCCCCAAGGCCGCCAAGAACGAAATGAGTTTACATGTTGGTCCTTAAACTTCACAATTGATGGAGGAGTGTATCCTCTGTTACGACCCACTTTGTGTTCCCGTATTCCGGGAGAACACTACCGACGACATCATTGTAGAAGGAGATTCTTCCCGTCTACAATGCGGCCATGCGTATCATACTCTCTGTGTTCTTCGTGCTCTCCAGCATCGGTCAACGTGTCCGCTGTGCAATGTGATTGGACAGATGAATGAACGAGGAGACGAATGGTGGAATAACGGACGGATTGAGATGGAGGGGAGGTGTATAAAGATCATGGAAAAAGTGAAGAAGGACAAGGAGGTCAAAGAGGGCTTGCGAGACTACAAGGCAGCATCAAAAGACGTTATGTCTCTCAAGAAAGAGTTTATGAAACGGGTCAAGGAGTTCAAGACAGGTTTGAGAGCAGAAATGGGCGTCGATGAGAAAGTGAAGGCAGTGATGAAAGCCAAGAACTCTGTGGTGAGATTGTTTACTCGTAAAGCCAAGAGCGAAGGAACACTGATTGCGGGTGCATTGAATATTGTTCCAGGCTACAGGGTTGAAAAGTTTCTCTTGGGAGCCACTCGTTTTTTCCGTTGGAGAATGCATCACGTGTTTAACTAATGAAGGACTTCACGCCTGCCATAGTGATCGGCATAATCCTTTTTACGTACGTCCGCCTGTTTAATCATACGATGGAGATATACAAGAAATCCGATTACACACTGACGTGGGATGAATACTTTCATAAGAGCTTTCAACTTGATGTTATACGTGGAACTTCTTCTTGAATGAACGGATAGAGGCTTTCAAGGTGGGCTTGCCCCAGAGAATATACCGCGAGAGTGTTCCGGCCCGAGTCGGGTCAGACCAGTCTTCGTGCATCCGGGCGTGGCGGGCAATGTACCGCTTCTTCCGTGTGAGGTTCTTGTGTTTGGTGTAATCCGAGTACCCCCGCTGACCAAACGGCTGGGTGATTGTCTGACCGTTCGGCTTGACAAACACGGCATCCCACTTTTTTGCGGGGTTATGAGATCGCTTAATTGTTTTCAGGCGTAGTCCTCGCATTGTTTCGTGGCGATACTATAAATGGCGAAGACCCGCAAGAATACGCTTCGTAAAACACGGAAGCGTGGCGGTGCCACTGCACCTAAGGCACCTTCTAGTCAGTCGGTTGAGTCGTGGGAGAAATGGGTTGAGAAGTACAAGGCGTATCTAGAAAAGGAGGGAAAGCACGTTCCTGCGACACCTACCTGGAGCGAACACAAGTCTGAGCCGCGATACCGTAATTCTCGGGGAGAAAGTGTTATTACGACGAAGGATGCTCTGCGTGGACAGGAGCTGAAGTGGATGCACAATGTATACTACAAGCTCACCGGAAAGACACACAAGACTCTCTCTCGCAGTGGACTTTTCTGACCTCTATAAAATAGTAGAAGACGAGGATGGCGTGTAAAGTCACACGATACGATTGCATGGCACAGTCTGGAGATATTTCCAGACTAGGTCGTGATGCCGATACCCAGCTTGCTGCTGAACCAGAAGCATTCAAGAGCATTTTTCCATGGAAGAAGCAGTGCGGAGACTACCCGGGACATATTCATTATGTTTCCCAGAGTCCGAGAGGGGTTGTTTGCGGATGGCTGACGGCGGAATGGAAGAATGAAAAGGGTCAGAAGTATATCTACCTGAACGAAATCACTACTCGGCGTATCAAAGACGAGCTGTATGGAGGTGTAGGACAGCGTCTACACGCTGCACTCGTAGACGAAGCCAGACGAGGAGGAGCAGAGTTTATATACCTGTATCCCTTGAACCCTCTGGTTGCTGAAGTGTATAAGATATGGGGATACACAAAGAAACGTCCCGAGATTGCACATATGTTTTTCAAGCTGAGTTCAGATCCCAACCGTGCCGTATTGGACAGCCTGATGCCTCCACATCCTAGGACAGTGACAGTAGAAGCCCACGAGTTTATTCGGGATGATCCGAAATTAAAGGCACTACTTGCTCGTGTACGCCGTTACATTATCAAAAATCCAGACCTCATACGTGAACTGTCTGATGCAGTCATGATGGCGAGCAGTATATCCGCCATTGAAGAAGCCGATGGCGTTCCAGAAGACGAACGGATGTCGGAGGAGAATAAGCGTTCTATTATCGAAGAAGTGCTATTGAAGGTCCCCAAGGCTGGTCGTCGCACCCGCAAGAAATCTAGGACCCGGCGAACTCGTCTACGACGGTTTCGTCGTACATGAGTACTATGCCTCCTACCTGATTCGAACAGGTGACCTCCCGCTTACAAAGCGGATGCACTAACCAACTGTGCTAAAGAGGCTCTGGTGCTCCCAGGCGGTCTCGATCCGCCGACTTCCTCCTCACAAAGCATACGGACAGGAGCGTATAAGAGAGGGATTCTACCAACTGAAATATGGGAGCCACATATAGTATGAGTCCCGGACGTTTAAATCTCTGTATACAACAAACCCAGAATGCCGTCCTATCTGATTTCGCCCCCTGCCGTTCAGCGTGTCGCCCCTGCCTCGAAGCCTATCGGAACCCCCCTCTCTCATGTGAGCGTTTCAGCGGTCCATGGAAGCACGGGAAAGCCGCTCGTTGTCGCGACGAATCAGACGTTTACCCCTGCATCTTCCGCTCCCACCTATCTCGTGTCTCAGTCCCGCACCTACCTCCGGCGGTAAGACGTTAAACTTGATACTGTCTGTTCCAAAACTGCGACCCTGTTGACATAGAACTACAACAACTGGCATTTGTCATTTGTTGTATTTACTATCAGGGCGTATAGTACGGATCTCCACTGCTTCCTTCAAGACTATAAAATTAGATTATCAAGCTACTCATTTACCGTTTGATGCGTTTTCTATCAGAGATTTTACTTGATCTTGAAGCGTTTTAATTTGAGCAGCTTGGGTCTGAACTAAAGCATGAAGTTCCTTAATAGCTTTAATCGATGGCGAAATAAGTTCTTCGTACCGAAGTGATTGGATTCCATTAGCACCATTTGGTAATGGTACATCAACATCTATTGTCGGGTTTCCGCTCTCATCAAATTTCTGTCCCTTAACAGTTCCCGAAGGTATATCATTGACGCACATAAATATCGCTGAATCAACTCCCAGTTTGTCAAGAACTTCTTTGACTTCTTGAGCGATTAAACCTTGATGAATTCGCACGCCTGGATTGTTTCCTATAACTGGAGTTCCGTCATAGTTTAATTCGTTGTATTTCCTGTCTTTCCACTTAAATTCAACTGGACGTAATTGGGTAATAAAATTTAAACCCAGAGTTGTATCGGAAATATCGGTTTTAAGACGTATATCAGATGCACCATCTATGTGATAAGTAATTTCTGCTGTTGATGTATCATACGTTAAAAAGTAAGTGCCTTGTACATTACGTATCGGACTCACAAAAAAGCCTTCAGTAGTACTGCGTAAGTCGATAATAGTACTACCAGAACCCAGACCATTCAATATTATAGAATTTGGTGCTGCTGCTTGGGTATTAACAGGATTTCTTCCAGCTCCACATCCAATACATACTGAGAATTCTCCTTGAGTGGAATTTCCCGCACCATATCCAATTGCGGTTGCAAGTGCTCCTTGATTTTCTTGACCTGCACTTGGACCAAACGCGAGGGCATTGTTCCCCTGAAGATTACGACCAGCAAAACTTCCTATCGCGGTAGCCCCTTGGCCTTGATTATCGCAACCTGCACTTATTCCAATAGCCAATCCAAAAGCCCCTTGAGAGTTTTTACCTGCGTTTGTCCCTATTGCCATAGCCGGTGATCCGCCGTTTGATCCTTGGTTTGTTCGACCTGCGTCTGTACCGATAGCAATTGATCCTGCGAATTGATTCGTGAGACCGGCATTTTGTCCCATAATAATTGTCCCGTCTCCCGTTACCCATTGACTACTACCATCCCAATATATAAAATTTCCATAATTGAATCCTGTTGCACTTATGAGACCTGAAGGACCTGTTTCTCCTGTAGGTCCTGTCTCTCCCGTAGGACCTGTCTCTCCGGATAGACCTGTTTCTCCTGTCTGTCCAGTAGCACCTGTCTCTCCTGTAGGCCCTGTCTCTCCTGTTTCTCCTGTCTCTCCGGGTAGACCTGTCTCTCCTGTAGGCCCTGTCTCTCCAGTAGCACCTGTCTCTCCTGTAGGCCCTGTTTCTCCAGTAGGACCTGTCTCTCCTGTAGGCCCTGTCTCTCCGGGTAGACCTGTATCTCCTGTAGGACCTGTCTCTCCAGTAGCACCTGTTTCGCCTGTAGGACCTGTCTGTCCAGTAGCACCGGTATCTCCTGTAAAACCTGTCTCTCCAGTAGCA